ATATATACTAAAAATATTATATTTATATTATTTTCATTATTAAGTTCTGTATTAAGTTCTGTCGATTTGAGGATGAACTGCAAATTCTGTAGTATTATATCATAATTCTTGTTAAATTGCAAGATTATAATTGATTACAATTTGATTACAGTTTTAATAAAGGCTTGACTTTTCTTGTTAAATTATGCTACAATACTAGCAAATGGAAAGGAGGTCTGTGAATGAGTAAGTGTCATAGATGTGATGCTACTTGTAAGTATTTTCCAGCAGAAGCTAGTAAGATTTTAGATGAATATTTTGATGCTTATGGTGTCAAACATAGAGAGTCTATTTTCTCGTGCTGGTATGACGCTCACAGGATTGTGAGATACGAGGATTGTCCGAATTATAAACCTAAAGAAAAGTGAGGTATAGAGTTTGGCAAAAATCGACCTATTTTACACTTTAAAACTCAACACGTCTGATATTTACGAACAAATTGCAAAAAATGGTTGCGTTGAAACAGATTTTAAAACAGCAAAGAATGCTGGTTGGGTGGTTGCTCTTGGTGATAATCAACTACTAAGATTCATTCGTCAGATTAAGGATAAACCTTTTGATAAAGAAAAGGTTCAAACTCTTTATGATAGGCGTAATATTTTAAAACAAGACAAGAGTTCTAAGAAGAATGCAAGAGAAATTACAAAGATTCAGAATGAAATCAACGAACTACTATTTGTTCCAGACCTTGTGACAGTTAGAACCGATACTACACAGAAGGACTATAAGCAGCTATGCAAGACTGGATTCTCTGTTAAATTTAAAGTGAATGAGACAGAGTATGTAACAAAGTATAAGCGTTTATGTGCTGGTGCTGGTCAGTTAAGAAAGAACTCTGCTAACTTTGTAAATGCAGAAATTTATGACCAGTTACTCAATATTATGCTTTGTGGCCTTGATGCAAAAAGTATAGGGAAGATTAATCTTGCTAAATTCGGAGCTTATCTCGCGCTATCCACTTCTGCCACTAGAGTTGTTAAAACGCCAAGAATCTGCGTTATTGACGATTATGAATATCCTTTGAAAGACCAAATTGTTGATTGGATTTTCAAAAATGAAAAAGGCGAAGACGATATCAGAACCGAAAAAATTGATTTTACAATGAATGCTTTCGATGGCGCTGGTATGGTTTGCCCTGAAATGGCTGAGAGATGGCAACAGGATTTAGAACTTGACTATTTACCATCTAGTTTTATTGTGAGAGCTGCGTGGTTTAAAGGTCTCTGCTCAATTTTCGATTTTAGACGTTTTGCTCATGAAATAGCACATAAAGATACGATTACGGATATTTATGGGGTAACATATAATATTGATGAAATTGACGTTATAGCTGGCTCGTCAATGTTCAAACTTCATAAATGTTATCCTAATTTTCAAGTCTATCAGAGTTACTTTAAGCGTTACGGTCATGTGTTTGGGGTAGCAAGAGTATCTAAGAAAGTATCAAATCAACTTAGTACCCTTAATTACCAATATATTCAGAGCAATGATTTTACAGAAGAGTCAATTAAGAACCTAGCAAATCCTACCATTGATTGGCTTCAAAAAGTAATGTCATGCGACCCACTTTATGCTTCTCTTATGATGATTGGATGTCATGACAGAGATACACTAGAGCAGACAGAGAACAGCCTTGAGTCTCCAATCGCTAAATGTCTATTATATAATACGGATATATTAAATGATAGCTATGCTAAAAGTAAAGTAATGCGTCTAGTTCGTAAGAAGATAGACCAAGCAAAAATTGGTAAAATTTATGTTGAGGGTTCTTATGATTTTTTGATTCCAGATTTGTATGCTATGTGTGAACACGCATTTGGCATGGAAGTACATGGACTACTGCCTCCAAAATGTATGTATTCAAAACGCTGGGTAGATAAAGGAGCGAAGGTTGTGAGCACTCAACGTAGTCCTCTGGTCGCCCCTGCTGAGAACCAGTTGCTTAATGTTTATTCTGATGATAAATGTAAAGACTGGTTTAAATATATTGATTGGGGGAATATTTATAGTATTTGGGATTTGACAATTATTAGTCAATCTGACGCGGATAAAATTTGATTGTCCGAGAATGTAGTAATACATTTGTGGAATGTGGTGAACCTAGAAATCTAGGGTGTCTAATTTAATTAGGCTAACGGTGGAAATCTGTAAAATGAAAATACCGTGCCAAGGCATTTATAGTGCAAGGTGTAACGACTAAGGTTCGTATTTATACGATAAGAGATTTAATGTGAAACTCATTATTTCGTAGTGCCACACATCCTTAAAGGATGAAGAGATAGTCTACTCCGAAGCTTGAAATAAGGCTTGTTAAAGTATAGCGAAAGCTACGGTATAAAGGTTTGACGGTGATATCAGCCTTACTTCTGATAACGAATATTTAGTAAATGCGATTAATCCAGATTTACCAATTATCACTTATGAAAAACAAAAAATTAAATCTCAAAAAATTAATTTTGACAACTTGGGTTCCTTTGATGTTAAGAGCTTTGATAGCCCAATCGGAGGCATCACGAATTTAGCGAGTAATCTTTACGCGATGAAAGATTTGTTTCCCAAAGATTCTAAAGAGTATACTGAAATTGAAAAACGTATTAGGATGCTTCGTTTTTATCAGGGTCAAGCTATCGACCACGCTAAAGGAGCAGTTTATACTCCACCAAATAAATATTGGTCACATCGCCAAAAATATATCCAAATTACTGATGATATGACCGATGAGCAGAAACAAGAGATTCAAAAACAAAACGAAGAAATCAAATTCAACAACAGCATTTGCTGTGATAAAAAAACCTACTTTTTTGGTTATGTTTATCCAAAAGAAATGGCAAGACTCAAACATTATAAGAAAAAACAAGGAGACCTTTGCCGTAAGAATTTTGGCTGTAAACTAAAAGACCTAAAGCAAAAACAAGATAAAACAGTAGAAGAAAGGCAATTCCTGCGTAATTATTACAAGTATATGCCTTTATTTAACTCTAACTGCACGATGAATAATCTGGCTAGATATGTAGAAGATTATGAATTTAAAGAGAATAAATCTAGTAAGTATTTTGACTATTCTTGCCTAATGTCTAACAAAGACAGAGAATTTAAAAAGAATATCTGCAAGCAGATTCAAGATGTCATTCATAAATTCCAGCGTAATTATCCTATTCTTCTAAAGAAGATTGGTCATGACCGTGACTGGGGTATTGAGGATGCCAATACTCTTGGTTCTGATAGAGAATCTTTCTTTGACGGTTTCTTTGATTATTACAAGAACGAACTTATGAATATTCTATCCAACGAAGAAGAACTTGTTGATTATATTATTTATGTTTATTATGAACAATGCAAGTCTGCTGATAAATCTCTTCTTTGGGAACTATACTCAGATGTTGTTCTAAATAATGTCAAAAATAATTCAGACCACTATTATAAGATTGTGGAGTCCGAAGATGGTCAAGAGTTTTTTGGTAAGAAGTTTGTTTTACAGGAGGTAGCTAAATGATTTTTAATGAATACGAAAGAGCTGCCGAGATAGACGAGAAGCAAAAATTCTCAGCGGATATTATGACCGATGGTATTCTTCTTGCTAGGTTCTATAAAACAAATGGTCTTGGTAGAGAAGAGACGCAAGAGAAGATTAAGACAATTCTCTTTAAATTAGATGGTTGTTTTACCGATAAGTTCAAGGAAAAATCTTTAAGGGATATTATGTCTGGGTTTGATTCTTTTGAACTTATGGATAATGAGCCAGTATATTTTTACAAAGAAGAAATGGATATTATTAAACAGCTAAAGAATAAGACCGCAAGAAAAGTTTTGTTCGCCATGTTGTATATCCGTAAGGCTTCTGGCGAGAGTGAGTTTGAAGCAGAAGCAAAAGACATCAACAGACTTTGCGTAAAGAGAATTTATCCGAATAGTCTTTATCCAGCATATCACGAGTTGAAAGAACTTGGGTATGTCAAGTATACGAACTTCAAGGGAGAGAATAAGACCGAAATTGTTTATCCCGCTCTAAATATTCAGTACACTTCTGAGCCTGTTATTGTGATTCGTGATAAGCATAATATAATGAATTATTATTGGAACTATGTCGGAGAAGGTAAATTTGCTATTTGCAAAAACTGTGGTAAATTAGTTCCGGTTACTTCATTTAACGTTGACTATTGTGGTAAATGCGCTATAGAAGTTGATAGAGAAAAGACCAGAAAGAGAGTAGAAAAATTTAGAAATTCTAATGTGTAACGGTAAGAATTTCTAAAAAATCTAGGAATGAAGCCACTTTTCGGACTTCTTGCACATTTTCTCTAAATGAATAGGGAAATGTAGAAAATCTCTATTTTGCAGACCAGTATTTTGCTGGTCTGTTTTTTTTATTTATGAGCAAGTGAGGATAAACTCTCACCCAAGGAATTAAAGGGAAAATAATGATTAAGATTTCTCGCTCCGATATGGAAGCGCTACGCAAGGTTGGTCTAATCAAAGAGGGTAGTGAGCGTAATTATACTGTTACTAACCGCAAGAAGCATAGTTCACAAAAAGACTATTATGTAGTGGAAGACCGTAAGATTCTTGCATTTCTAAATCGTAAGAAAGAATACTAATGTTGGAGGTAGCTTATGAATTATAGAACTCCAACTCGCAATGATGGGGAGATGGTGGAACAACAGATTCTACTATCTGGTAATAACTCCATCAAGAAAAATCTAGCAATTTATCAGCGCAAGATTTTGATTAATCAAGAGATTACGAATGAATCCGTTACAGAGGCTATCTATTATCTATATACACTTATGGACTTGGATAGAGAAGAGGGCGTAGAGAAGAATCCAAAACCTATTGATATTCTTCTAAACACTCCGGGTGGTTCTGTATGGGATGGTCTCATTTTAGTGTCTCTTATTGAACAGATGAAAGACATGGGCTACACTATCAATACAACTGCTATCGGTACTGCTGCCAGTATGGGTTTTATTATTTTTATTACTGGTTCAAATCGTTACTCTTATCGTCATGCACAATTTATGCTGCACGATATTTCTACGATGATGGGCGGTAAAGTAAAAGACCTAGAAGAATCTATGGAAGACCTAAGAAAGTGTCAAAAACAAGTGTTTGATATTATTAAGAAATATACCCATGTTCCTGATGAAAAGTTAAAAGAGTGGATAGACCACAAACGGGATATGTTCTTTTATCCTGATGAAGCTGTTGAATTAGGAATCGTAGATAAGGTGCTTTGAGCAAGCGAGGATAAACTCTCGCCCAAGGGATTGAAAGGGATAAGTATTTGAATAATACTACTAAAAATACTCAGGATATTAAAAAGACTGAAACAATTGCCGTGGAAGATATGTCTAAGGAAGAGCTGGTTCAACTATTCTATAAGCTGGCTGATGAAGGTTGTTTCGATGACGAAGATATTGATGATTGCGATGGTTGTCACTGTTGCGATGTCGATGATGACATTGGCGATATTGTAGACCCTGTTATTGGATTTAACCTAGAGAATGTTATTGACTCTGAATTTGATGCAGAAGAATTTAACAAAGGCATTAAGTCGATGAGCTTTGTGGCTGGTCAACTGATGGCGCTACAAAACGCTGGTATCAAACCTCAGAATGCTCTTGAGTATCTACACGCTACTCATTCTCAGGACAGCGATTGCGAATGTGCAAAGCACGTTGCAGAATTACAAGCTGCTGTTAATGAAAAAGCTGAGAAGAAGAATTTAATTGAAAGTAAGAAAAATATAGCTTAAATGCTATATTAAATTTATATTATATAAGTGGTTATAAACCACATGGATTAAAAGGAGTAAATATTATGACTAGTTCTAGTATCGTAAAGATGATTGCAGACAAGACTGACTATACCCAGAAGGACATTAAGGCTTTTCTAGCCGCTGCCGAGCCTGTTCTGCTAGAAGCACTAAAGGATGGTGAGTCCTTTAAGATTATGGATGTCACCGTTTCTCTAGCTGATGTTGCGGAACGTGCCGCTCGTAATCTACAGACTGGCGAGATGATGACTGTTCCTGCTCACAAGAAGGTTTCCTTTAAGCCCTCCAAGGCTCTCAAGGAAGCCGTAAAGTGATTTAACCAAAGATTGATTTTGTTGGTGATTCTCTACCATTAAATGAGAGGCTGTAACATCAGGTGAACCACTACCAATAAGTGTGGAATTAAAAAAGCGGTAACTCTGCCGTGCAAACTATTTCTTAAATTATTAGCGGTTGCAACGCTTAGAATATTGCACACTTGTATGTATTCTACCGGATACTGACCGGACATAGTTTGTTAAATTGAGTATCGCTGGCATACCGATTAAAGTATGCTTATATGTCGCAGAATAGCCCAATCAGGTACGGCGCTTGGCTCATACCCAAGAGATTCTTCGTTCAAATCGAAGTTCTGCACCCAACAACAGAGAAATAGGATTCTCTGTTAAATTTTAAAGAAAAAGAGGATTTTCTATTATGCGTTTTTATTCTGATGTATGCCATAAGCTATTTGAATCACAAGAAGAACTAGAAAAGGCTGAAAAGGCTCTAGTTCAAAAGAATGATGAGGAAACCAAGAAAAAAGCAGAGCGTAAGGCTGATGCTGATAAGGTTCAAGCAGCTTATGATAAGGTTATTGAAGATTGCAAGGAGTATAACAAGCTCGTAAATGAGTTTGTTAAGAAGTATGGTTCTTATCACAAGACAATTAATACTCCAATTAAGTTTAGTGATGTTTTTGATTCTTTCTGGGATATTATTTCTATGCTATAAAAATTAATTTGAGAAATTATTGGAAAGAGACAATGTTGCAAAAAGTTTTTGGAATTTCTTAGGTTCCAACAGATGATAATGTTTAGAATTTAAATAATAGGCTAAAGTAAAAATGGCGGTTTCCAGTAATGGTGTAATTAGTCTTACTCCCTTCGGCTCCCGCTTTTATATATTGTTAAAATATTAAACATAATTTACATCATAACAAGATATATTATCTTGGTGGTGTTTTTATGGAAATTGACGGTAAAAAGGTTGCTTCTACAGGTACTACTGCGCTCGGTATTGTGGGCTAACACCATATAACCCAAATAGCATTTTTCGTTTTGTCGAGCGGATGTAATTAGCTGAGTTTTTATTAAACTCGTAAGTAAAAAATACTAATTATGTTAACGGGGGAGTTTCTAAGACGCAATCCCGTGGGAAGGAATTTATACGGTGAAAGAATTTAGAAAAGTTCCTAGTTTAAAGTTTCTATATGAAATTAGTCAGGATGGCATTCTTCGTAATGTTAAGTCTAAAAAGGAGACTGTTTTTGAACCAGATAAGAATGGGTATTACAGATGTACTATTCATAATAAAAGTATTGCTGATTCACCAAAACATTTTCTCAGACATAGACTTGTTGCTGAATGTTGGTGTAATATTCCAGAAAGATTGGAAGATTGCCCAATCAATAAACTACAAGTAAATCATATTGACGGAGATAAATCTAATAATAATTGCAAAAATCTTGAATGGGTTCTTCCATTTGAAAATGTCCGTCATGCTGTAAAAAATAATCTTTGGTATGAAAGTGAAAAATTTACAGAACAGAAACATGAGAAGAAACCGATTATGTGCATAGAAACTGGCGTTGTTTTTGAATCTTCTTACAAAGCAGCAGAATGGATTTGTGAAACTACTGGAAAATCTGCAAAATATTTCAATATATCAAATCATATTCGTGAAGTTGCTAGAGGCAAGAAGTGGAAGAAAACAGCCTATGGATACCATTGGAAATTCGTATAAATTAAATCTGTACAGACTATCTCCTTAATAGGAGAGTAAGGGTTCTATTGACACGAATCTTGAAAAAGTGCTACCGCTTTTGCGGTAAGATATAGTCGATTAATTATAATGACAGTCTTAGGTGGCACTGCTCTTGCTGGCGTATTAGGCGGCAATGGTGGTAACGGTTCTCCTAATGGTGGTGGACTACTAGGTGGTCTATTTGGCGGTGGCAATAACAATACTTGTTATGTTACCGAAAAAGAGTTCTACCAGAATCAACTAGCTGATACCAATATTATGTATCAGAATCTAATGAACACAAATAGTGCTCTATGCGAACTAAGTCAGCGTGTTGCAAGCGATGAAGTTTCTATTGCTAAGAACTTTGAAATCGCTGCGCTAAATAGTGAATGGCAGCAGAAGATGAATGATAAGCAGTTTACTTGTGTCGATGAGAAGATGCAGTGGATGGATAAGTTTATGAAGGCTTATGTTGATTCTGCTACTTGCGACTTCATCAAGGCAAAGCATTATCTGTCTCCTTCTGACCTCGCTGACCCTTACACTAACACTTCTCAGGCAATTGTATCTGTTCCTACCTATCAGTTTACAACTACTGCTTGTGCAGGGAATTACTGCAATCCTTATTTTGTGAGCGGCACTGCTTATGCAAATGGCCCTGCTTACACTAATACTGGTTGTGGCTGCAACGGTGGACTTACTTTCTAATTGAGTTCTAACTAATCTCTATCGTGGAACAAGTATTCCACAGAATAACATTATACACATTTTTACTTATTTTTTTGCAAGCGGGTGAAGATTTATGAACTTCACAAATCCAAGTCCTCTTATCGGGAGTATGCGTTCTCCACAGAACGTTATGCCAGTAGATGTAGGAGGAACACAAAATCAATATCAGAATCAATATCAAAGAAATATGTCGCCAGAACAGTGGGAGTATGTGCAACAGGTTCGTAGAACTGGTTACGACCCAAATATGATGCCTCAAGTGCAACAACCACAACAACCGGAACAGTCTGACCCTTATAATGACTTTATTACAGAGTTTAATCAGTGTTCTAATGTAGTTCAGGCGAGTATACTAGAAAATCCTGAATTTAAACAGTGCATGGCTGAATGCGACAAAAAGATTCAGGCAACTATGGAAGCCCTAGTACGTCCTCAAGTTATGCAGACACAAGATGGTCGTGTAGCTTTTGAGAGATTGTTAGCGTCTTTCCGTGGTGTCAGAGACCAAGCAAAGCAGCAAGAAGCTCAGAATATGCAAAGAATACAAGCGCTAATGAATGATGATGTTGTTCGTAAGCGTATTGAAGAGTTAGAGAAGAATAAGTGAGGTGCTTGCTATGATTTCTGATAAAGAACTTTTTAAACAGATGGCTGACCGTGATGTTGTAAATTTATATCGTTATCTTATTTACCAGCTTGCTGGTGGTACAAGTATTGCCACTTATGCAAGTTTGTTTGAAGATAAGATTTTGGGATATGCTAATATTGGTGTGGATAAAGCTTGTGATTGGCTGTTTGGTAAAGATGTTGGTTGTGACATTGACGAGGCGGCTGATATCGCACAAGCTGTTGTTTCTGATAAGATTGAAGAATACCGCAAACGTGTTAAAGAACAACGTGCGGCTAAAAATGCGTAATAACATTGTAACATAATTGATAGTCATAATAAATAGGTGATTATTATGAGATGGCCTATCGTGACCGTTACATCACTTGATAGCTCTGGTGCTGGTGTGGACGTATTAAAGGCAAATCCTATATATACCATAGAAAGTTTGCCCTATCCAAGACGCTATTATTATTTTGCCTTGCTCATTAAGATTGGTTTTGAATTTAATGACAACAAGTCTCTTTTACTGACAGATAATAATGAGGTAAACAAGTATCACCTTGTTGACCGTCTTGGTAATGCAGTTCTTGCTTCTCAGGCTATGGGATACTCTCAGAGCCAGAGATTAATGTACTGTATGTATGACGATGTAAAGAAAATTGTCCGCGTTCTAAGTCCTCTAGCTCCTACTGATTATTATATTGAGGGTTGGCTTACTTAATAATATAATAAGGAGTGAAAGGAATGGTATTAAATAACGGTATTGCCCCATGTGGCACGATGTCAAGATGTTGTTGCTGTAATATGCGGCTTATTTGTGCTAAATCCCCTTACTGTGTTATAAATTCAGGAAGTTGTTCTTCTGATAAGAAACTGGAAGAAATTGAAAATCTTATCCAGCAACTAATTCAGTCACAAACACAAGCGCTTGCTGATTTTGAAGCAAAAGCTACTGCCGCTCAAACTAGTTTAAATACAATTGCTGCTAATATAGCAACATTGCAAACGACTAGTGATAATTTAACGACAACATTTGATGAATTTGCACAAGATACAAAAACTAAGCTAGATGAAATCTATGCTAAAGTAGAAAACATACCAGCAACTAGTACAACTTCTATCAATGATTTAGATACGCCAATTGATGTAGATTCTTCTGACGTATCAGAGGATGATTCAAAATCACTTGCTGTATTAAAACCAAAAGAAACAGAAGATACTATTCTGGTTGAAAAGAAAGGCTTATTTGGCAAGTCCAAATGGGTAGAACAAAAGAAGTAATTTTAAGTTAAATTTTAGAAATTATAGACTCTTTAGTAGGTATAAATTGTTATACTTAGTAAAGTGTCTATAATATATTGTTATAGACATAATTTGAAATTTAACTTACAGGTGTGCACCCGTATGTGCATGAAAGGAAAACATTATGACATTTGGTAAAAATGCGAAGAATAATCACCTTTATATTTATAAGGAAGGTGATGTAGTATGAAGTATGAGAAGGAAAAATATTTCTCTTGCTATTCTCCTAATCTTAAAGAATATCTGGAAAGAAATGGATTTGAGCCTATTACTTCGTTTGTACACATCAGAGAGAATAAAACTTGCTGGGTATTTGAAAAAGTTCCCGAGCTATCTATATATCTTGAACAGTGGACTCGCAATCGCAAGTAAAGGGTAAATTATATGAAAAACATTGTAAGAAATTTTTCTGTTGCTATCGTAGTACTTGTGACTACATTTATCACGATTTATTATTCTGTTGTGTATGCAACAAAGAAACAGATTATATTTGATAGCTCAGATATTCTAATAATTATTTTCTTTGGCTTATTATCTTTGATGGTCGTGTTTATGCTACTTTATATCAATTCTAAATTAAACTCATTCTCTAATGCTTTAATTGATATTTCTAATAAAATTGATATATCAGAAGAAAACATGATAAATTTAGAAAAGAGTACGCAGAGAATTATATTAAAGGAAGTAAAAGAGAATAGGGAATTTAAGGGAAAAATTTTAGAAAGGATTGAGCATGAAGAGAAATCCGAACAGCAATCGGAGTAAAAGATGGGCAGAAAGAAATTGCCTATCCTCTGATAGATGTGTGTCTTATGTAAAGGATTTATGTGAAGCTTATGGCATTAAATATAAAATTTCTGGTGATAAGCTTTTTGTGGATTCTGATGGGATTTCCTATCGGGTTTATCCTGACTATGAAAATATATGTATAATTGCAGTAAATAAAAAAACAGGTGAAAAAAAATGGTATGATGGGGACTCGTGTTGGGTTGACTTCATATTAGATATTCTCTAATGCTCTATTTGATATTTCTAATAAAATTGATATATCAGAAGAAAACATGATAAATTTAGAAAGAACTCTTGACAATTTCTATATATTGTGCTATATTAACAATGGAAGCAAATAGTTCCATAAAATAGTATAATGGGAGATTGTTATGAATATTCTGCTAAGTTTGTTAATTTATAATCCAATTGAAGCATATATATTAATTTTGTTATGTGATATCATTACCGGTAATGATACGAAATTTACACCAAAGAAGATTTTGCATTTATGGTATTTTGGAGCGACAAATTTACTTATTCAGTTAATACCATTTGTTTGGTATTGGAAATTGTTCTTCGCAATTCTTAATATCGCAATAAATTACATAATGATACCAGCTTCTATTATGTATCATTATAAAGCCATATCATGTAATATTAAGTATTTTAAGTGTTTTATTTCTGAATTAGTAAATTGTTTATTTATAATAGTTATTTCTGATACATTTAGCTTATTAATAGATAAATATAATATGTTTTTACCAATAAGTATACTTCACGAGTTTATAACAAACATGGTTATATTCTTTGTGCAAGTTATATTATATTCTATTATAAAATATAGGAGATTTTTGCATGAGAAACGTTTTAAAGATTATCGCAAATAACTGTGTCGAAAAGGCATTTACTTCTCTCGGTTGGTATCAGCCCAAGATGCCTAATTCTCTAATGGAAAAGGCTCAGAAGGAAATTAAGAAGGAAGGCTAATCTTCCCTTATCCTTATATTATAGACATTGTAGACTTTAATATAGGGAGTCAGTCTTTTGGCTGGCTCCCTTATTTTTGTGTAATAAAGGAATATTCTGTTATGGATATTTTTAGATATATTGAAGACATATCTTATAGATTCGGTTTAAAAGTTGCAAACTATTTCCATGAGGACAGTGATGGAATTGAAGAGACTCAATATGGTATGTTTGCTATTTTGAGCTTTTTGTTTGAATTTGGAACTGGGTTTATTATATCGCTTATTTTTGGATATGTCAAGTATTTTCTTATATTTCAGATTACTTATTGTTTTCTGCGTTCTGTTTGTGGTGGAGAACACTGTAAAACATTTGCTTCTTGTTGGGCAGTAACAAACATTATTTCATTTATTGGAAGTATGACGGCTATTTTATTATCCGTAAACAGTATGTTTGTAATGATTGGAATTATTGTCATGTTTCTGGCATCTGTTGATATGTTTTATATTATTCCAAAACCAAGCGAAAATTCTCCTAGTAGAGGAAGCAGAGATATTGAGTTTAAAAGACGCTATATTAAGGGAACTTGTGTGTTAATTTTCTTATCTTGTATTTTGGTGTTTTTTAATATGCAATTTGTTTCTGCTTCTATTTGCTCTGCTTATATTATGTGCTATATTATGCTTTCCAAATATGGAGAGAAATTTATGAATATGTTTAAGTTTTAATTAATTAAAGACCAGAGGATAGAAACATTAAGCTGCTATCACCCATGGTTAGGAGATACAGGTTCTTTGGCTTGCCTGTCTGGTCTTTATTATTTATAATTGTAGAACCAGTTTTAAAGAGGTGCGTTCTATGATTATAAATGATTTAGCAACAATAGCAAATTCTGACTTAATATCAGGAGCTGCAAACATTAGTCAATTTATAAATGTCTATCAAGCGACTAAAGGTGCGACATCATCTCAGTTAAATACGGAGCTAATCAAGCAAAACCAACATATTGAAAATAAACTTGACGAACAAACGAATATGTTGCTTGAAAAATTATTATCTGAATTAAAAATTATAGAAGAACAAAATATTGAAATAATTAAACTGCTGGGTGGTAGCGTCAAATGATTCTTAATACTAATGCAGAATTAGGTGGATTAGATACCCTTGGTGTTGCAGATACGATTATTGCTTCATTGTTATTAAATTATTCTGAGAAATCTTATAAGTTAAATCTTGATAATACCTCGGAAAATAAAAAGGTTATTTCTCTATTAAACGAAATAAATGAAAATGAAAAAACTATTATTTCTTTATTACAAAAAATAATAGAAGATGATAAGCATTAGTCTTGTCTTATCGGTAAAATAATCCAGACCAAATAAACGAGTGATGGTTCACGATATGGAATAAAAGGGGTTAAGAATATTATAGAAAGTAGTGGGTATCAATGGGTGTATTGCAAATTATTATTAATATTTGCTCTACTTTTGGTGTGTCTGGACTTCTTTTGTTCTTTGTGAAAAGGCACTATGAGAAGAAAGACGAAGCTTTAAAAGAGGGAAAGCGGGAGAGAAGAGAAATCAAGGATGCGATTGATAAAATTGCTAAACAAAACGAAGAGCAGTATGCAATGATTGCATTTCAAAATGATAAGATAAGTTCTCTTTCTGATGATGTCAAGGCTTTAAGAGAGCAAGGAAGTCAAAATTCTCAGGCAGACAGAGATATGCTTCGGGATGCTATGTTAAGAATATATCACAACTGTTACGAGGTCAAAGGTTGGATTTCCGTGAACGATTTAGAAAGTTTTCAGCACATGTTTGAAAGCTATACTGCATTACATGGGAATGGTATGATTCCGAGTGTGCGTGAAAAAATTATGAGTTTACCAACTATCCCCCCTGAGAATAAAACATAATAAGAAATACTTAAATTTAAAGAATGGAGGTATCCGATGTGATAGAACAAGAAATTACGTTGCTTACTAATGGTAGAATTTCTTTCCAGAAATGCGGGAACGGTCTACAGTTTGGATATTCTAAAAACCGTGGCGTATACAGTATAAGAGTAAAGACTTCTGGTGAATGGAACGGTTTAACGATTCGCGCATTTTGGCATATCCCGGACATTAAAGAGCCAATCACCTCTTTATTAGTAGATAATGTTATTAAAGTTCCTGCATTGGTTACTAGTTATAAAGGCGAGGGAAGGATTGTATTTGAGGGTTCCGATGGGACAAAAACTGTAACAAGTGCAGATGTTCGTTATTATGTAAACAAAAATAGCGGAACCTGTGACGGTACAATTCCAGAACCGGGCACTCCTGCATGGCAACAGCTGGTGGAGGCAGTGCACGCCGATGCCACCGCCGCAGAGCAGGCTAAGACCGATGCTAGAAAGTCGGCAGACGAAGCTAAACAAGCGCTTGAAGATACTAAGAATGTAAAAGACCAAGCTATTGAAAATATAGGTATTGCAAAAGATTCTGCTATCGAGGGTATAGAGGACAAAAAAAGCACTTCGATTGAAGAAATCAATAAAGTTAAAGAAAGTGCCAAAAAGGAACTCGAAGATGTCTGTAATATTACAGAGGATTTTGCTAATCAAGCCAAAGAGAGTGCCGACAAAGCGAAAGTTAGCGAATTGGCTGCTAAGGAATCCGAGACAAAATCTAAAATTTCCGAAACTAATTCCAAAGCAAGTGAGAATTTAGCAGAACAATATAAGGATTCCGCTAGTACAAGTGCGGATTCTGCATTAGAATCCAAAGAAAGTGCTTCTCAAAGCGAAGTTAATGCAATTGATGCGGCGAACAGAGCAGCCATCTCTGAGGCCAATGCGAAATTATCTGAGACAGCAAGTGATAATAGCTCTAAAAAAGCATTTGATAGCGAAACAAAAGCAAAGGTGTCCGAAACCAATTCTGCAAATAGTGCTACTAACGCTGAACATTCAGCAACAAATGCGACCGCTTCTGCCGATGCTGCAAAGAGTTCGGCAGATAAAGCTAAGACAAGTGAAACTGTTAGTACAGCCAACACCGCAGAAGTAGCAAAAAATCTTGAAGCAGTCAGGGATATTAAAGCCAAGATTGACATCTTAGACGCTAATGTGTCGGCTAATGCGGCGAGTTCGGATGAAAACGCTAACAAAGCGAAAATCAGTGCAGATGAAGCAAAACAATCTGAGACGAATGCTGCATCGAGCGAGGCATCTGCTTTAGAAAGCAAAAATGTCTCTGCGGAAAATGCTGCAAAATCTCAAAATAATGCCTCTAACGCAAAAAATAGCGCAGATAGCGCAAAAGAAAGTGAAATAAAGGCACAAGAATATTCTAATTTATCTCAGTCCAACGCTAATGCTTCGAGTGAGTCTGCAAGTAATGCAAAAGCAAGCGAAGATGCTTCAAAAAAGAACGCAGACGATTCTGCGGCTACCCTACAAGAACTAAAAGACGGAATTGCATCTGGGAACTTCAAAGGCGATAAAGGCGACCCCGGCCCCACAGGTGCAGACGGCAAAGATGCCCCACAAATCGACGACGCCACCGTGACCGACTCTGCCCCATGGAGCAGCAAGCACATCGTGGATATACTCTGTCCGCCACTGGATGAGACCGGGAACCCGGTGCAGTGCTACCCTGTGGCGGGATATTCATTGGATGTTAAGGTGAGCTGGGAACCTACGCAGGAAGGGAGTGGTGACACATCACCTGACAATGTTCGCCCGATTAAGGGCAGGGATAGTGTGAAAGTTGAGCGGTGCGGGGAGAATCTATGTAATGTCAATCATTTTGTCGGCAGTTATTGGGTTGATGATAACTATCACAAATCCAATGATTTTGTGAACATCCATTCATCTTTTTGGGCTTCATATAAAATGCCGTGCAATGTAGGCGATACTATAAATGCATCCGGTTTCCCGGAACTTGACGGTATATCATGCGTTTGGACAAGTGATGTCAGCGGAGAAAAGTATTTCAAGGAAGCTGGCTCTTCGCAAATGGTAAATACCTCTTATGCTGTACCATCTGGCGCACGATGTCTCGTTCTTGGGGTTGCTGGCAAATTAAGCGTGCCAGATGCGAATTATGATAATGCAATGATAAGTATCGGCACCTCTCCAACCACCTACACACCTTACACCGGCCAAACCTCCACCCTCACTCTGCCCCGCACCATCTACGGCGGCACGGTGGATGCTGTGACGGGAGAGGGAAACGAAAACGCAAAGATTATCACACTGGACGGCAACGAACTGAAATTCACCAAAGTCAACACCTATATCACCCTCCCGGTGCATTCTGCACCGGGGATTTTAAAAGGTGGGATTATTTGTTGTAGTCACTTTAACAGGCGGTTATTTGCCGTGAATACGACTTACGAGTTTTGTTTTTTGTTAGAGTCTGATATGACTAGTCTTTTTGCCAGTGTTGACGACCTGAATGCCTACCTTGCTGCCCAGTACGCAGCCGGAACCCCTGTCCAAATTGCCTACAAGCTGGCAGAGCCTGTGCCCTTCACTGCGACAGGCGCACAGCCCATCCCCGCTCTGAGCGGCGTGAACACCGTACTGACCGATGCAGATAACGCAACCGTTACTGGCAGGGCTGACCCCATCAAACGCATTACTGACCTTGAGGACGCGGTAGCGTCCATGACAACGACCTAAAGGAGGACTGACTATGGCTATCAAAAGTAAAGCCCGGCATGACCTGACCCTGCGCTCCATCAAGCGGGAAATCGCCGCAGGGCGTGATGTGGCATACTGGCTGGACAGGACGTATGTCCATTTGGACAGCGGCCTGCTGACGGAGGACGACATCGCAGAGGTGGAAGCCCTTGCACAGGCGTACTACGATGCACTGGACGCTGAGGACAAGGCGAACGCTGAGAAGCAGCAGACTCAAAGGTAACACAAGAAGCCATTAGGGAGCTAAAGTCTTCTTGTGTTACTGGAATTTCATAATCTAAATCTGGAAAGATAATGTTGACTTATGCTGACGGTTATACATCTGAGATAATGACTTATACCGTTCTCGCATAATTTATAAATAGTTGTTTTAATTAAACACATATTATACATTTTGTTAAATTATAGAATCACTTTTAACAAATAGGTGATTATTATGACGGTAAATGAATCCAAATTTATCATTCAGAAATTAATCAAGTATTCTATGGAAGAACTTGAAATGGCAGAACATTATCAAAAAATGATGGCTCACATGGAAGACTCTTCTGCGTTCTCTAAATTTAAAGAATTTGCGAACCAAGAACTTGCTCACCATGAGTATGACTTATCAACCGCAATGGCAATGGCACAGAAACTAAAAGATGAAAATGAGATTGCAGATGTGGACGAGTTTATAAATGATATTTATAAGCAGAATCAGACACATTGGAAGGAAAAGATTGTTTGGAAAATTGCAAACACAAAGCCAAAAACCTCTCGTTAAATGATGCTAGGCATAGGGACTAGAGGTCGTTAAACAGCGACGATAAATGTTAAAGGTGTTGGAATAATACCACGGTATTATACAGTATCTTTGATTTTAAATGTTTATTGCTATGGCAACTATCCTTGAGTAGATATACTTGAGGATAGTAACGATGGCAATAAAGTCATCGCGGAATTAAAGGAATCATTTGGAGTGAAAGGAGCACACATGGAAGATAGTCTACTTAAATGCAAAGACGAAACCGATAAGGAATATGGTTTGCGTTTAGCGATGAATAAAGATATCTATGGTATTAGCTGGACTAAAATTTGTGACCTCATGTTTGAAGCAACTGGCGTAAGGAAAGACGAAAGTGCTTACCGCAAATATTATATGGCATTCCTTGATGGAATGGATTATCAAAAAAATAAAGACCCGTCTGAACAAATGGACGAGTTAATGAATAAAGAACTAGATGTAAAATTAGAAACTGTCAAAATGCGTGATTATAGAGCGGCGCTCAACCGTGATGTTAATAAGATTGCTCGTTTTGATATGCTTAAACAGGACATTTCTGATTATGTTATTAAGAACCATTTGGAGTTTAATGATAATAAAAGTAACTTTTCATCAACCGAGAAGAGTGCTATTTTATGCCTATCTGATTTCCATTATGGTATGGTAACTGATAATTATCTTAATAAATACAATCCTGAAATTTTCCATGAGCGCATGACCAAACTTTTTGACGCAGTTGTTAAGAAGATTTATTCTGAAAAGATTGGTACTCTGTACGTTATTAATTTAAACGATGCTATTTCTGGATATATTCATAATACTATTCGGATTGAGAATCGTAAGAATGTTATTGAACAAGTAATGGAAGTTTCTAATGCTTTGGCAGAGTTTCTAAATGGGGTTTCTCAACATTGTAATGTTGAATATTATTCTGTTATTGATAATCATTCTCGTTGTATGGCTAATAAATATGATAGCTTGCAAAATGAAAATTTTTCTCTTCTTGTTGACTGGTATCTAAAGGCCGCTCTGCGCTATGTACATAATATTCATATTAATGAGAACGAATTTGATAATGATATTTTAACATTTAGTATTTATAACTGGAATTATCTAGGCTCTCATGGAGATAAAGATAGTATTCATGATATAGTTCAGAATATGACGCTTTTAACCCATAAGTTCTATGATGCAATGTTTATTGCGCATAAACACCATGTGGAGTCTAAAGAGGTTGATGGGACTATGGTTTTTATGAATGGTTCTCTTTGTGGTACAGATAATTATGCCAAGTCTTTGCGTATTACTTCTCACCCTTCCCAGACTATGTATATTGTCACTCCTGATAATCCCTATGAATCTATAAATATTATCCGTTTGGATTAAGGCGGTGGTTACATGGCTATTGCTAAAAAGGGGAAACAAATCGGAGAAGAGACGAAAAAGAAACTGATTTGCATTAGTTGTGGCTGTGGAGTTCAAAATAATTTCAATGCCACAAAAGATGAATATCATAAGTTCTTTAATAAGATACCATATTGTAAGGATTGTGTCAAGTCTATTTATAAAGAATACTTGGTAAAATACAATGGCAATACAAACCTCGCTATTTATTTTACTTGTAGAAAAATTGATATTCCGTACATTCACCAAGCATATTTGGCGGCTATGAAAGAATCTCAGAATGAAAACTCTGTGTTAAATGGAGAAGAGAACCTATTACCAATTTATCTAAAGAATCTTGCATTTGCAGATAAAAATGGTTGGGGTTCGAGTTTTGACGATTCTCAAGGCGAAAATAATATCGAAGGTCTTAGTAACTACGATGTTTATACGAAAATTAAACGTCCTAAGAAAGTTGCTGGTGAACTTGGTGATGATGACAATTACGAAGATATTGAATTTAGCACAGCATACTTACAAAGTGTTTGGGGTAGATTTGATAATGATGACTTAGCATATCTTCAAAATGAATATATGGATTGGGAATCTAAACTAGGTCAAATTGATACTAAAGATATTGATGTTATTGTAAAGCAAATCTGCCATACGACTCTTCAAATTAATAAAGCTCGTGAAAATGGGCAAGATGTTACAAAAATGATAAACTCTTTAACATCGCTTATGAATAATGGCGGCTTGCTTGAAAAGCAGAACAAGGCTGTTCAAAATTCTAAGGTTGTTGGTCAGCGCATTGAGGATATTGAGACCTTTAGACCTGTTAAGAAGGTTGACCCTGAATTAGCTGATGTTGATAGCAACCAAATGCTATTCGATGCGTTTGTTGGTTGTACAGCAAGAGCTTTGGGTAAGAATAATAAATATGTCGAAAGATTTGAAAAAGAGTTTGAGCCTTATAGTATTGATATAATTGAAAACGGTAAGGCTCAACTTCTTGGAACGGAGGGTGATGAAGAATGTCAGAATCAGACAAAATCGTCATCCGAAGATTAAAAAAGAAACGTGTTACGCTCCAAGAACAATACAATGAAAACTTTGAAGCGTGGGTGGGATATTGGAGAGCAAACCCTCAAAGATTTATAACTGAATATCTAGGCTTACCACTGTATGATTTCCAAAAGGTTTTAATTTGGGAAATGAATAATACTGCGAACTATATATTTATAGGTAGTCGCGGAATTGCGAAGTCTTCTCTTACGCTAGACTTTTGTTGTCAAATGGCAATTCTTTATCCCGGTCTCAAAATCCTTGTAGTTTGTCCTGTTAAATCCCAAAGTAAACAATTTGTCAAAAAGATTTATGAATATATGCGTATGAGCAAAAATCTTGAGCAAGAAATCAAGATTGATGAAATAAAAATTGGCGTTAATGAATGCCAAATCCCATTCAAAAATGGCTCTACAATTTTTACTGCAACTTACGGTGAAAATGCTTTGGGTATTCGCGCTCACATACTAATCGTTGACGAATTTGTTCGTACAGAAAAAGAAGTTATCACTCGTGTCTTTGACCCAATGCTTTCAGACTCAAGAAAGCCAAGATATCTCGATTTAACCCCTGCGCAAAGAGCAGAAGAATATAAACATGAAGAGTTAAGAAAGGTTTATCTATCTTCTATCAGACGAGCAGATGAATGGTCTTATAAAACTTTTGAAGACTATGTTGATTGGATGACAGATGGGAACAGAGATTACTGTGCGACTGTCATTAGTTATGTATTGGGCGTAAAGAATGGATTTATTAGTAAAAAGAAAGTAGAAGATACTTTTAAATCCAATCTTGAAAACATGAATATTTTACAGGCTGAATATAATGGTATCCCCGAACGTGGGACTGGTAACTCTTATTTTACATATAAAATGATGGATAGAGTTAGAACTAACTCTAAGGCATTCTGCTGTATGTCTGATGAAGAATATATTCAGTATAAAGATTGTAGAGAAAAGTATCCGTATTATCAAGAAAAACTACCTAATGAAATTAGGTTACTGTGTATGGACGTTGCTGTTATTGAATCCAGCAAGAACGACAATACTGCATTTTTTATTATTAGGTTAATTCCTGATAGTGGAAGATATACAATTATTGTGCCATACGCAGATAGTATGCACGGTCTAAACTCAATCGCTCAAACTAAGAGAATGAAACAATTATTTTATGAGTTTGAATGCGATTACATGATACTTGATACACAAGGCGTGAAATGCTTGCGCCAATTATATAGTAATATATAATTAAGTATTGCGGAAGAAAACTGGAAGGCTGGAATGCCAATCAGAGTGGAAGTTATATAATAATATATATAACACACACAACGCATAGAGATTGAAACTATTTATAGAATATAACATCTCCAAGAGTCCGCAACTCCTATTTAAATTTAGGATGAAAAGATATGCTAAACTAATGCGAATAATAAGTATTAGAATTTAGAGATAAAAAGCTCTAAAGATAATAAATGAGGTATTTCTATTTTTGACTATGCCACTACAGAAACCTATGATGAAAATCGTGGCGTTACTTACCCAGCGTGGACAGTGGTTAACCCAGAAGATATTAAAATGGTTAATCGCACTATTGATAGAAATGCGGTTCCTGTAATTTATTCTGTTAAAACTCCAATCCAATTAAAGTCTGCTATGTTTAGTAATATGCGTGATTTGATTACTGATGGGCGAGTTAATCTACTTGTTGATAGTCAAGAGGGTCTTGATTATATGATGAAGAACTATCAGTATTATAAGATTGAAGACGAGGATTTAAAGAAACGTCTTATGAATCCTTATGTACAAACTAATCGGCTTGTTGATGAGGCAATTAGTTTGGAACAGGTGGTTACTCAGGGCTATATTAACCTAAAGGAAAAAGCTGGGAATCGTAAAGACCGTGTTATGTCTTTGGCTTATGGTCTTTGGTACGCCAAGTTACTAGAAGACCAGTATATTAACAAACAAGAAACTAACAGTCTATTAGATTGGACGTTCTTTGGTTAAATTATTTTTATAGAAAGCGAGGTGAGATGTTTGCCAAGAAAAAAGAAAACTGAACAAGAAACGTTGTCTGAGAAACAGGTTAATGATGTTCTAAATGCGTATGATTATTTCATGAATTTTTCTGATTCTTACAACCGTAGTTATAGAAGCGCCGATTATAATACACCCGACGCTGTTAATAGACGGTTAAAGGATATTAATTTAACACAAGTAGACACAACTGTTACAGAAATTGAAAACGCTCTAAAAAACGCAAAAGATTCAGAAGAAATCCTTTCTAATTATGCCCAGACGCTTGAAATTACAAATATGTCTTTTAAGCGGATGACACAATATCTTCCAAACCTAGCCGCATTTAACCTTACTTTCGACCCAATCAATGTTACAAAAGAATCTGAACTAAAGTCTAAAGAATTTAAGAAAGACTTGGCTATTGTAGATGATTTTTGCAATAGATTCGATTATCGAGCAGAATTTGCAACTGCTTTGCGTCAGTGTTTTAGGCAAGGTGTAATGTTCGGAGTCCTTCGTGATGAGGGAGATAGATATACTATTCAAGAGCTGCCTAAACAGTTTTGTAAAATTACAGGTCGTTTTGATTATGGATACCTATTTGATTTCGATATGAACTGGTTTATTAATATGGATGGTGTTGATATAGATATGTATCCGCCAATCTTTAAGCGTATGTTAAATCGTATCCAGAAGAATTTTGCTAAACCATACGACCCTGCAAGACGCTTACAATCAAGAAACACTGGGTTTGGGCATTGGCAACAAACGTCTCCTGAGAACGGGTTCTGGTGCTTTAAATTAGACCCTGAACTAGCAACTATTTTACCTTATTATTCGGGTATTCTTGGAAACGCAAGTTTTCAACCAGTTGTTAGAGGTCTGCAACAGGATAAATACTTTATTGATGCTTCTAAAATTTTGGTTGGTATCCTTGGATTTAACAAGGAACAGAAAAGTGGTCAAGTTGCTAACTCTATTAATATGACCCCTGAGATGATTGGTAAATTTTTAGGTGTTGCTCGTAAAGGATTGAATAGTCAGATTGGTTTGGCTGTATTGCCTACTGATGATGTTAAGGCAGTAGACTTTAGCACTTCAAACACTAATTCAGACGTTGATTATGCAAGTTCTGTTGTTAAGCAAAGTATTGCTTCTAGTGAAGCTCTATTTGGTACTGAAAAGCTGAATAGCCACCAGTCTAAACTTGCATCCGCAATTGATAATAACACCATTGAAGCGCTTTATCCAATGTTTGCTAATTTCATGGAGTTTTTCATCAATCAACGAACCACTAAATATAAGTTTAAAATTCGTTTCCATGACGAAAATGTTCCAGACCAAAAGGCAGAACGTAAAGCACTATTCAATGATTTTTCTAAGATAGGATTCGTAGATATGCAACTCGCTGCTCGTTGCAACGATATGAATATTTTCGAGTACACAAGGCATCTACAAATTTCTAAGAGTTGTTTTGATGTAAAAGGAATGATTATTCCTCTAAATCAATATCTGGCTCCCCCTGTGCAAACTAGAACTGGTACTGGCACAACAACAAAACCACCAGAGAATCCTCTTACTAAAGGTAGCGTTGGTAGACCACCAAAACCTGAGAGTGATTCTGAGTCTACGGAAGCAAGTTGGGCTAGGGGTTCTAATGAACTCAAACAGGAATTTAACGAGTAAACGAGGTGATATAATTGGCACTATCTAAAGAAGTGATTAAGGCTCTAAATAGCTCTAATGGTCTAACTCAGTCTTTAAATGTCGGTCAGGCTATTTCTGACGCTATTGATGAATGTGGCGGTTCTACTACCAATGTGCAGAACGTCACTAATGTAATTGATGCGCCTAAGATTGCGCACCACGATAAGCTAGATGGTAATGTTACAATTGCTACTCTAAAGAGCGCTTACAATTCTCTAGTGGACGACCTGATTAAGGCTGGTCTAATGGAGTAATAATATATGTTAAATTTGACATTGAAAGGGGGTGACATGAGATTGGAGAATAAAAGTTTATATTTCACATTTGGTATTGACGACGTAAATGTTATTGAAGATGATGATAGATTTGCTATCACTAAGATTCGTGCATTTGCAGAAAAAGAGAATAGTCACACTCAGCCAATTTCTTTCGATTCTCTTAAAATGACTGCTAATACTATTTATAATGTTCCTGTTGTAGTTGAGTTTACTGATTGGAATGATGACGGTATTGGTACTCACTCTAAGGCAGAAATCCCGGTTGGGTTTGTTTACTCTGAAAACAATCCTGTCACCTTTGAATATGATGAAGAGCGAGACAAGAATTTCTTGACTATTAAAGCTCTTATTTGGAAAAACTATTCCAAAAATATTGTTGATATTATTCATAGTTCTAATGACAGAAAGAAAGTATCTGTTGAAATGACCACTACTGATTATCAAGATAATGGCCTATTTGATAAGCCAGATGTTTATAGCTGGAAATATCAAGCTATTACTATTTTGTCAGACCAAGTTGCAGAGGCTTGTAAAGGAAGCAATGTTCAGCTTATGAAATTCTCTGAGGATAAAGAAAATTATATTAAAGAAAATTTTGCTGACAAAATTTCTATTGATAATTCTAAAGAAGCCGCTACAAGTGGCGAGTGGTCTAATCCCGGTCAGAAGCTATTTAAGCCAATTACAGAAGCGTCTAATGCAAAGTCCTTGCTAAAAGAAGCGTATTTGATTGGTGATTTTTCTGATAATGATTATGAGATTACTAAATTCAAGTATCCTCATCACGTTATTCGTGATGGCAAACTTGTTGTTCATAAAGATGGTCTGCAAGCTGCATTCTCAAGAGCGGCACAGCAAGGCATTGTCAAGGGAGATGTTAAATCTCACCTGTTGAAACATTATCATGAACTTGGTTTAGATACTGAAAATTTTGCAGAATTTGGTTTCTCAGAAGAGGAATTTAACCAATATTTTGCAGAAGATTATAAACAGGACGAGGGTGAAAACGTGGAAGAAGAGAAGAAAGTAACAGAAGCCGAAGCTACTGAACCTGAAAAGGAAGAGGAAGCAAAGGTCGAAGAGGCAGAAGCAACCGAAACCGAGGAAAAGACAGAAGAGAAGGTTGAAGAAGCTGATGAAACCGTAACTGAACCCTGCAACACCGAAATGGGTTGCGATAAGAAGATGGCTGACGGTGAAGATAATAAAGAGAATGACACCGAAGAAACTTCTGATGATTCTAAGGAGCCTGATGAGGAAACCGAAGACGAAAAAGAAGAAGACAAGAAGGAAGAAATGTCTCTTGAAGAAGCTATGGCTGAAATCTCTACTCTGACCGCTGAAAACGAAAAGTTGAAAAAGGACAATGAAGCTTACATGGCTAAATTTGAAGCGATGTCTGACTATGAAGACCTAAAGGCTTTTAAGTTTGCAGCAGAAGAAAAAGAAAAGCAAGAAGCTAATATGGTTAAGATGTGTGAAGTCCTAGACGAAATCTCTGAAAAGGGTGTTGAAATGTCTGAGGATGAACGTAATGCTTATATCGCTAAATTTAGCGAATATGATAGTGTAGCCGCATGGAGTAACATGGTAAAAGCCGCAGAGTTTGACCGAGTTAGTGCTCCCTCTGGCAACATTCACAAGATTGGTCTACCTTATGGAGAGAAGAAGAAATCTACTGGTTCCATTTGGGACAATTAAAAATTATTAATTTTAGGAGGAAATTTTACTATGTATGATGTTCTAATTAAGAACGGCTATGCGGCTCTAAATGTTGATAACTGGAACCGTACTGTCGTATGCGAAGAGGACGTACCCAACGGTGCAGTTTTTGCTCTAAGTGAGTATTCTACCGATGCTGATAGCAAGATTGTTTGGAAGGCTGGCAAGCCTACCGCAGACGCAAAGAATCTATGGATGGCATCTAGCCCCGAAGTCGTTATTACTACTCTACCCGATGGCACTGAGCTAAAGGGTATTGATAACAATATCCGCGACTTCGTAAATATCAAGGGTCATCCTATTGATGCTTTCAAGCTAATTGAAGACGATGTTCTTACTATTGTTCCTAGCACAGCTAATGCAACTGCAATGGCTACTGCAAAGTTCCTAATTCCTGATGCTACTAAGTTCACCCTAAAAGCACAGGCTGAGGCTACCGCTCCTACTGCTGGTATGTATCTAAAGGCACTGGGTGCTACTACCGCTCACATTGGCGATGGCAACCTAGTTAAGAAGGCAGTTACCGCTTACAAGTTTGTTGTCTGTGTAGCTTGATGATATTTTAAGAAAAGGAGAATAATACTATGAATGAGAAGACTCTAGCTTTCTCCGGCGATATGACTGCCGAAGTAAAGATTAAGGATTATTTTAATGACTATGCAAAGCAGCGTGGTCAGTACGACGGCCCTGTTGACACCTCTATCTCTTTTGCCGAGAAGGAGAAGAAGATTAATGACCTACTGATGGCAGAAGTTAAGAAGCTATCTGGTCTGGATTTCAATAATTCTTTTGCCTCCATTGAGATGATGGCTAAGAATCCCACCTTCCAGTGGGCATACATGGCCGTTATTGATGCAGCCATTGATATGGTTCTACCTGATTTTGTAGACCGTACTACCAGTGTCTACACCGAAATGCGTAATGGCGCTATTGGTGATAGCTTTAAGTTTGATGTTGAGTCTAACGACCTGTTTATTGTCTCCAAGGCTGGTCGGAATCAGCGTAATACTGAGTTCCAGCGTGAAGATATTGGTCAGCGTTCCATCATCCCCTTCAACCACAATATTTCTGTTTCTTCCAATAAGTACAAGGCTCTGTGTGGCAAGGAATCTATGGCTCGTTTCCTGATGAAGGCTGTTCTGTCTATGGAAGCAGAACTAACCAAGGAAATTGCTCTAGCATTTGCTACCGCCATGGATGATGTTAAGGACAATGGCGCAGAGGCTCTACACGTTGCTGGTCTAGCTGACAAGAGCGTTATCAAGCTGATTCAGACTGTTTCTGCTTATAACCGTGCTCCCGCTATTCTGATGGGTACTATGAGTGCTGTTCATGACCTACTTCCTCAGTCTGCTAATCTGCGTATGATGGTTGATTCCGATTACGTTCGTGTTGGCTATATCTCCAACATTTATGGTACTGATGTAATGGTTATGCCTCAGTATGCCGATTATGCCGCTGCTGACCAGTACAAGCTGGCTCTGCCTGATGATAAGATTTATGTCATTAGCCCCTCTGCTCAGAAGCCTGTTAAGCTGTGCCTAGAGGGTGCTACTACCTCTAACACTGTTGATAGCAATGCAGACGCAGACCTAACAACCAATACTACCATTAACAAGAGCTGGGGTATCGGTGTCATTACCAACGCTATTGCTGGTGTCATCACCGTCAGCTAATTGATTGTTAAATTTTGAATAATTACCCTACTCTTTTGGGAGTAGGGTATATATTATTCATAAGGATTGAAAGGGGTATAAAATGGCAACCAATACACAGAGAATTGAAAACCTTGAAAAAGGTATGTCAGAAATGCAGGGTACGCTTGGTCAGATTCTTGCTACACTACGCGGTTTTTCTACTTCCTCTGCTCAAAATGAATCTGTTGCAGTTGCACACGAGGATAACCCATCCGAAGAAGATTATACAGAACCAGAGGACGGAAAGAGCATTCGTATTCGCAGTCTGTTTAATGGGACTCTTAATCTTGCTTATGGGGATAGACGCTTTGTTACTTTTAATAAGTACGGTGACGAAAATCGTGTGTTATATCGTGACTTGATTCAAATTGTGAATATAAATCACAAGTTTGCGGAAGAAGGATACTTTGAAATTGAGGATGCAAGTGCTGTTTATTTTCTCGGTATGACTTATGCTTATAACAATATTATTAAGTATAAGGATATTGAAAATATTTGCAGTTATTCCGATGACAAGGTAAAAACCTTAATTGAGAACGCAAGTGATTATCAGAAAAGCCTAGTAGCAAATCGTGTTGCTCATCAGATTGTTGATGGCAAGAACGTAGACTATAACAAGGTTAATTTGATTAATAAGCTGTGTTCCGTAGATATTAGTAAGCGTGCAGAGTCTATTCGCTCACTTGCTTAAATTATTTTAAATAAGAAAGGCGGTGAATGGGATTGAACAATATTAGTTTATTTAATAATGAAATAGAAAATAAACCTGTTGAAGAACCAGACGCTCCACCAGAGCAAACACAACCTTCTGGTACAAATTTTAACGAGATTTATAAATTATTTTTAATTTCATTACAAGATTATGAGCTAAAACGGCTATTTAATGATAGTCCAGAAGCAGCCGATGATTTGCTTATGTACTTTTTACTAAGAGCTATTCCGCTTTTTATAAATTGTCAGAAAGATATTGAACAATATCATCAAAATGAATTAGGGGAATATGAATTTAACGACACACTGACATTAACAGAAAAGACTATTCTTTCAGATTTAATGGTTCAATGCTGGCTTGACTTTATAATTTCTGATACTACTCAACTTGGTGGTTTACAAGATACTGACTTCAAGCGTGAATCTGCTTCTAATAATTTGAAAGAGAAAGCAAATTATGCTGATAGATGGCGAGAAAAAGTAAACCAGAAAATTATAAATTATGGTCTAAAGAACACCCCATTTGCTGAGTGGGCGGTGGGAAACTATGGACTTTAATGGAATCAATTTTTCTGACAAAGAAATTCAAGAATATAAACAATCTGTAATAAATAAATTATTTGCAATTCTTGGAGTTTTTGAGGATTGCGAAGCTATAAATGATTATTCTGGGTATACTGCTTACATCAAGAGGTTAACAAGGGAATTTAATGGGCTGTACAATATGTTCGGTATTGTAAGTTTCCTTTCTGTTGTTAGTATTCTTGAGGGTTCGCAAGTACCCATTGAACATTCAGAGGTTAAAAGACTAGTATTCCATTGTATCTCTTTGGTCAAAAAGGCTAGGTGATATATATGTCATACTATGATACTTTTATGAATGTTAATAAGCATCCTGCTCAAAGGTGGAGAAATCAACTTCAAGACACGGTTGATAAGGTCTTTGAGAATGCGTCCACATGGTGGGACGATGTGTGGGAAGAGAAAGAATTTGGCTCTGATGCTCTTGAGACAATTACAACCAATGAAGAAAAAAGAAAAGAACTATTTAATAAAATAGATATCCGTATTACATCACTTGTTGATGCTAAAACCGGTCAGCGTGTAAACGATGACTATAAGAAATTAATTTATAAAGATTTGGATTATAGACCAAAGCTAGGACAAAGGTATTTCTTCGACGATAATATCTGGATTATATATTCGCGTGATAATATTCGCAAGAGTTCATCCAGCGCTTATGTTAGACGTTGTAATAATACAATCAACACTCTAGCAGAGGACGAAAAAACAGTCCATCGTGAACCATGCTATATTGAATATAAAATTGTTGAAGACCAAATTTCTACATCGGAAGTTATTGATGTAGCCAAAGATAAAATTGAAGTTGTTTGCCAGTATAACGATTGGACAAGTCGGTACAGAATTAATACTCGTTTTATGTTAAACGGTGTAACATATAAGATTAGACAGTTTGTCAATTTCTTAAATATGAATACATTCCAAGATAATCCGGGGCTGTTAAAATTCTATGCAGACTTTGAAAATTATAATGCGGCAGACAATCCGAAGAATGATTTGGCTAATGACGACAAAGAGTCAAAGGAGCCGGAAGAATTTACTATTCTTTTAAATGGCTCGAAAACATTTGTTCTTGATGGAGATAACTATACGTTTGAATGCAACAAGGATAAAACAGTGTCTAAAGATTATTATTCTTTTACATCGACAAATAACAGTTTTAGAATAAAAAACTATCATCAAAGTACCAATCCGCTTATTGTGAATTGTTACCAAGATGGAGCACTAATAAAAACATTTAATATTAAATTAGGAGGTGTTGTATAATTGTATTACGAAGAGCTTAGTCCTATCGTTTTCGCAGTTATTTATAACAGACTTCTAAGAAGTGAACGTTTGGTTAGGTTGTTAACTTGTTACAAGCGAAATACTTCTCCTTATCTTGATAAATCTTTTGACGAAGAGATTGAGAGAATTGGTGGGTTAAATAATCTTGTTTATATGGGTCAAGACCTAGACAAATGTACGGACGTTCATATTTATCCACTAGAGCATATACCAGATGCGAAATTAGACCAAAAGACTTATTTAACTGTAACTCTTAATGGTGGTTACACTGCAGAAGTTGCGCAGTATAAAAGAGTTATTGTGTGTGTCGATGTGGTAGTACACGATGAACAAAGCGTTATTCTGTCAGATAATCCCGACTATCCGATAGCTTATCGTCTTTATGATATCGTGCATGAAGTTGATGCAATCATTAATGACAAAAGGTTGGAGGACTTTTCTCCCGGACGTATGTGCCTAATAGGTTTTCAGCGTCGTTACTATAACGGTTATTTTAATGGGCTACAGCTTCAATATCAACTAACACTAAATAGCACAATTGGTTGTGATGGTGGTTCTACAAATCTATTACCTAAATTTACACTGAAAAATTGAACGCTTTACAACTGTATTGCGGGAGACCGCTAAAATTAGCAGAAAACGTATATGTAGAGCACCCAAAACTTGATAAGCTACTTAATAACATTGGTGAAAAAGATGCTTATAGTGAATACATGAAAAACTTAACCCTTATTATAACCCAATCTAAAGATATCGCTGATATCCTGTGGGTAGAAAACAAGATATGGTATGAAGATATCAAAAGCGAATACGAGTTTTTCATCCAAGAATGTCTGGCAGATAGCACATCAAATAATGTTTTTATTAGAGACGGCGAAGTAGTCTCAGAGATAGATGACGAGTGTGTTGTTATCAACAATGATATGTCTAATGCGCTTAATTATTTTCTAAATTTAAATGGTAAATGGATTGTATTAGGCAGAACTGTTGGAGAAGATACACAAATTTTTCTTCTAAGTGCTAAGTATGAAGACGATAAATTATATATAGAACAAGACTCTGTTAAATTTAATGAACAGACTTATCATACATTGGTGGAATATTTAAAAGAAGTAAACTGGATTCATCCAGAATATAAATTTCTTAAAGGCGCTACCAAAAAAGCAAAGAAAATAATCTTACAAAGAAGTTATGAAGAAAGAGAATATGAAGCAAAAAAGAACAAAGGCAGAGACAAAGAGGAAGCTAATTTCCAAAGTATCTTATCCTGCCTTGTAACCTTTAAAATATTTTCTTATGATGAATTGCCTAATATACCTGTGTATGTAATTTATGATTCATATTTTAGATATGTTAAGGCTGATAATTATAGAAACACAATGGATGCTTTGCATTCTGGGTGTATCGACACAAAGAAAAACCCGATTGATATAAATAAGATTCATTGGTCTTCTATTCTTGAAAATAATTGATAATTATTATTTAAGGAGGAAAAAATATGGCAACTGTTGGAACCCCTCGAAACTTTGTTGTGCAGCAAATCTTCGAGTTCCTACTACAAGATACTACCGACAAGTCTATTATCGGTTATCTAAAGCATTGTAAAACTTCTACCCTAGAAAATACCGTTGAAATGGTGTATCCTAGCGGAGGCAGAGGTAATGTATATATTGGACGTGGCTTTTCTCACAGCCGCCGTGCAACTCTGAATGTTGAGAGTGCAACTTGGAATACCGAGATTATTGCAGCTCAGAACGGCACTGATGTTGTTACTGGCGAAACCACTTATACCAAGTATATTCAGATTGACCTAAAGGACGCAACTTATAGTTACGACCTTCCTGTTCCTGCCGTAAAGGAACCCGGTCAGACTCTATATATTGGCACTATTTATGGCACTCAATCAGATGGTGACTACGTTAAGGTTCTTACCGAAGACGAGAGCGCAAGCGAAGGTAAGTTTGCTTATACTAAAGAAGTTACCGAAACTTCCCCCGCACCGGCAAAAATTACCCTCGCTGAAAACGATGTCAAGAATATGATTGAGACCCTAGGCTGTACTAAGCTATCTATGGCATATACTGTCAAGTCTACTGCAACCGCCCAACGTATCGAGATTAAGAATGGTACTATGCCTGACACTGTTCTTGTTACAGCTTATGGCCTAGTTGCAGACATTTGTGATGGTAAGCTGTATCCTTGCGTTATTCACGGCATGGCACAAATTGATGGCAACTGGACTTGGGAGCTAACAGCAGACGGCGAGCCTGCCGTTCAGAACATCTCTATGGAGTTTGTTTCTGGCTGTGCTTCTGATGACCTGTATACTATCACTATTGATACTGATGAAGAGTAATTCGTTTTGTTAAATTAAATGTAGGTAACGTTTTGACGTTGCCTACATTTTTTATATTTAAAAGGAGGAAATTATTATGATGGAAGCTCTAACTCCGATTATTGTCAATTTAGTTCGGATTATCATTGCTGGTTGTTTTGCTTATCTATGCAAGGCGGTTATCCCCTCTGTCACCCCTTGGCTGAAGCAAGTCGGTCTATATCAGGTGGTAAAGTATTTTGTAAATGCTGCCGAAAAGATGGCTGCTACTAGCCAAATCCCTAAAGATACCAAAAAGCAATGGGTAAAAGATATGCTCGTAAAGGTTGGTATCAAAGACAATGCTATTATCGACGCTCTGATTGAGGGCGCTGTTGAAGAGCTAGATAATCAGAAGGGTAAAGTTGGGGACGCTTTTAATAAGTAATTCCTTGTTAAATTTAAAGGACGAAAATGAAACATAATAGAATTTGCGCTTATTGTGGACGCTCTTATTATGTTTGTCTGTCTTGCGTTTCTGTTGGTTCATATAAGAACTCCTATTGTTCTGAGGATTGCTTTCGCAGAAGCGTAATGGACAATGAGGGCTTTCAACCAATAATTATTGAAGGAGAAGAAATGAAGACTTTACTAAGAGGCAAACTCGCTAATTCTGATGTCTTTGTTGATATTGTAGGTTATGACCTAGAGCTTGGCAAATTTGACTGTCATGATGGGGTTACTCGTACTCCTGACGATTTTAGATATTTCGTTATCCCTTGTGATGAAATGAAAAATATCAACAAGTATGTGTCTGAACTTAACGAGAAAAAGGCTAAGACTTCTGGTCGTACTTCTACCCAGAAGAAGACTGAAACAGAAAAGCCGAAGCATGAAATTAAGCCTTAAATTGTAGAATACTCGAAAATGAGCTATTTATCCGTATATTTATGGATTTTTAGCTCATTTTCATTTTTAGATGTATGACAATGAAAGTGAAATTTTATTGCTAAATAAAGTGCTGTAAACACGGGGATTTTTAAGGGTGGGTTGTGGTTGTTTACAGGATTTCGGATTGAAAGGGATAAAAATATGGATAAATGTTTCAAAATGTATATCAAAGATGTTACACACGAACAGCTAATTGGTGTATATGACTCTAAAAATTTAAACGTGAAGAGTTTATATACATCTGTAACAAATGATGAAAATAGTTTTACTCTAACTTTTTCAGACGACCAACTTGTTGAATATCTACAATTTAACAAGAATATTATGCTACGGTTTATTATCATTTATGAGCAGTATTGTTTTAATCTGCCCGACCCGATGTATCGTCTTGAAAAGTATAGCACAATCAATTATTATCTGTCAAGAGATGATAACCCAGCAGATGAAAAATATTGGGAATTGATGCTAAATAATGTCGTAAAAAGTAATCGCAACGAATATTTCTTTACTGAAAATGGCAGGAAGCCGGAGATTAACATTGATGAATGTTGGAAAGATTTTTGAACAAAAGTTCAAAGAGAGTATTCCTAAAGATGTGGCAGTAATTAGACTGCATGATAGCGCAAGTGGTTTTGGACAAGATAGTAGGTCAACAAGATTTTCTATGAAATCTCCATTTGACTTTATCTTGTTCAAAACTCCTTGTATGTATTGTCTGGAACTAAAATCAACAGACAAGAAAAGTTTTTCTTTTGAACGTGAGAAACCAACGAAAGAAAATCCTACTAAACGAGAAATTCATTGGCATCAAATTCAAGCTCTCACTGAGTATAGTAAGTATTGTAATTGTATATGTGGTTTTGTGTTAGACTTTAGAAATGATGGAATTTATTTCTTGAGTATCAAAGATTTCAATAAATTTAAAGAAGAATCAGCTAAAGTTTCAATAAATATTCAGGACTGTATTGCGTATGGTGCTGTTCAAATAGATAGAAAATTAAAGACAAAATATTATAGCTACGATGTAGCAAAGTTATTAGATAGGATTGGAAGTGACGAAATTGGGAAGAAGAACTGTATATAATAGAATTTATACAGAAGAAATCTGGGCAAAGGTTAATGAAGACAATAAGAACTTGTTGAAAGATTATCTTGCTTATAAAACTACTGGCGGTCGTTCTCCACAGACGATTTATCAATATGAACAAATGATTCGTCTATTTTTCTGTTGGAATTATTTGCATAATAAAGATACGTTCTTTGTGGATTTAAAGAAGCGGCAACTTGTTAGTTTCTTTAATTATGCAATTACAGAAATGGGATGGTCTAGTAATAGAATCTCTACTATTAAGTCGTCTCTATCTTCTATGTCAGATTATATTGAAAATGTTCTTGATGATGAGTTTCCTGATTTTAGAAATATTGTTGTTAAGTTGGAAACCCCTGTAAAACAGTTAGTCCGTGAAAAAACTGTTATGAGCGAAGAGCAGATTCAAGATTGTCTTGATAAATTGGTTGCCGCTAAACGGTATCAGGCGGCTTGCTATCTTGCTCTTGCTGTGAACTGCGGCGCAAGAAAGGCAGAATTAGTCCAATTTAAGGCAGATTGGTTTACTGATAAAGATATTGTTTATGGCTGTATGTATAAGACACCAGAGCAAATTCGTACTAAGGGTCGTGGTAAGCAAGGTAAATTACTTAACAAGTTTACATTTATTAAACAGTTTAAGCCATACTATGACCTTTGGATGAAATATCGTAAAGAAAATAACATTGAAAGTGAATGGTTATTCATCGTAAAGAACGATGACGGTACTTATCGTCAGGCAACTATTTCAACGGCAGATAGTATTTGTAGAACTATCTCAAGTTTTATGGGGGTTGATTTCTATAGTCACTGCTGTAGACATAGATATGTTACTATGATGAAGGAAGCAAAACTACCTAATGATGTTGTTGTTGCGCTTGTAGGCTGGTCAGGAGACCTCACATCCACTTATTGTGATTTAGACGTTGCAGATTCTCTCGGTGATTATTTTGATGAAAATGGTATTAAACAAGATATCAAAACTGGTAGTTTGAGCGATATTTAAGGATTAAAGGAGTTGAAATTATGACACTAAAGACTGTTATTGATAAACTAAAGCAGCTTCAAAACAAGTTAATTGACAAAGAGACTCTTGACAGTTGGCTCTTTGAGAATATTAATATTACTAATTATATTTCTATTGGTAATAAGTACGCTTATATCCACAAGATTAATGAAATTTTCTCAGAAGAAATTGCTGAGATTCTAAACAATAAACTAGATATTGAACTTGTATTTATGCGTTATGATATGCACGTCTTGTTTGATATTCTTCTTAAATATACCGATATTGGAGTGGCAAAGGAAGATAAGTCTCCTGAGTATTATGATATTATGGTAGAAACTGAATTTGACCGTTATCTAAAACTAGCCATTGGTAATGATTGCGTTAAATTTATGGAGGCTTTTGAAAAGGCTTCTGGTATCAACGAAATTAATACTATGAATATTATCAAGGGTGCTATTGACAATAATATTACTCAGGATAAGATTGATGCTCTTGATAAGGTATTTAAGAAGCTAAATACTAAGAAGAATAAAGCCTTCCTAGAAGATGTAATGGCATATTCCAAGCCTGCCGTTAAGGAACTAATGGACGGTATGCGTAAGTCTGCTATGGAAGAAGCAGATAAGAAATTAAAGGAGAAGTATTCTAAGCCGGAAGGTGATACAAATGGCGAAGCCGTCAGTTGATAACAGAAAGCTCCAAGTAGCAATTTGGAATAAAATTGATAAAATTAATGACAATTTTGCTGATGATTATGAAAGAGCCGCTAAGAATATCTTGATGACGATTGCTCAAGAAGGAGTAAAAAAAATTAAGGAATATATAAAAAAGTATTTTTACGATGATACTTCTGAATCTCCTTATTATGAAAGATTAGCAGAACAAGGCGGTTTTTTAGCAACTATTAGTTATACTATTATTAACAAACATGGTATGCCAAATCAAATTAGAATTTACTGTGATTGGGACAAGCTCAAACGTGTCATTCGCCCGTATAGTCCCGGTCAAACTCCACAATTTGACGCTCACAACGGTTTCGATAATAAGAAATTTACAGAAGGATTGTATGACTATATAATGGATGGTACTTGGAACTCTCCTTATGGCAATCCAAGAACAACTGGCATTGGTAATGGTGTTAACGAAGAACTTTCTAATCTTCTTACAGGTAGAGCAAGACAAGAAATTGCGGCTTATATGAAGAAATACTTCAAAGATACCACTATCAAACATCGCGTTGCTGGCGGTCTTTCTGTTAGCAGAGACACAAAGAGGCATAAGAAATAAGGAGGTGGGTAAATGGCAAATAAATCTCAAAGCGATATTTTTAGCTTTCTAATTACGCCTGAGTTTGATACTAAAAATGTAACAGACAGTGCAAAATATTTAGAAGAAGAGCTAAAAGAGGTTGCAGAAAAAATATCGTCGCAAGTAAGCGAAGCAATGGGTAAAGGCTTTTCTTTCCCGAAGAACTTCAAAAAAGACGATATAAATGAAGTAGCAAAATTAGTTGAAAGCCTCGGAGGAAGTGTCAAACGGGCTGGGTCTAATATTACTTCGTCTTTCAAAGATGCAAATGGAACAGTAATAACATTAAAACAAAGCATAAAAGATGCGATAGACGTTGCAGAAGCAGAAAGTATAAAGGCCGCTGGCAGTCTTCAAGAAGTAATAAATATAAGAAAGCAATATGAGCAACTAAGAGCATCTTCGTCCACTTATTCTGGTGCAGAACAAACAAAAGAACAAAATCAAATTGAAAAAGAAATTATACAAAATCTTGAGAAGAGATACCAGTATGAGACGAAGATAATGGATGCTAAACAGCAAGGTAATTCTGTTAATGTCCAATATTACACCTCGTTGAAGACACAACTCGCCACAGAGCGGCAAGAATTAGAGAAACAGTTAAGCACACAAAACACGGTAGCTAAACAAAATATTGCCAATGCAGAACAAGAGCTTATTGCCAAAAGAAATGTCTATAAACAAAATCTACAAAATCAAGCCGTTGCGGAAAAGGATAATACTAATCTAACAAATAGTATTAGTTTGTTGAATCAATATCAGTCTGTTCAGGCTAAAATAATTCAGGCAGAAACAAGCGGTCAAAAAGGTTCTGCGTATTATCAAGAGCTAGAAAAACAGCTTCAAAATATTGTTTTTGAAATGAAACAATATGGTCTTGTTATTGACCAAACAACTGGTAAATTAACTTTTGACAAAACAGCAACAAGCGCCGTTCAGGCAAAAGAAAATATTGATAAGGTTGAAAAGGCTGTAAAAAATGTTGGCACATCTCTTGATGCTACAAATGCAAAAGCCAAAGACCAGAAACTTCTGAGTACCATTAAGGAGTATGTAAAGCAATATCAGACTTTGCAAACTCTTGAATCACAAGGAAAACAAGATACTCAAGCATACAAAGATACTCGAACTGCAATGAGCGGTCTTGTCTCTACACTAAAACAATACGGAGTTGAGGTACAAACTAGCACAAGCGGAACGGCTCAGTTTGTTGTCGTTCAAAAAAATCAAGAAAACCAGACGGAACAAGTTACAGATGCGCTCAGACAAGCAAATGTAACCTTAGAAACACATAAAGAAGGGCAAAAGTCTCTTTCTGACTCCGTTCAATCTAGTGTAGAAAATTTTATTAAGTATCAGGTGGCTATGAAAGCCATCAACGAAATCACTAGCGAATTTACATCTGCAATTTATGATATGAACGAAGCCATGACACAGGTTCGTATGGTTACAATGGGTAGCTATGAAGATACTGTGGCATTGGCTGATAGTTATACTAAATTGGCAAAGCAACTTGGTACTACTACGACTACAGTTGCAGAGGGTGCAGATGCTTGGTTAAGACAGGGTTATAATGCTCAAGAAGCAATGGAGATGCTAAAGCAGTCAACTACGTTGGCTGTTGTTGGTCAATTGGACGCAAGCGAGGCGACTGACCAACTCACTGCTTGATTTTAGGCAGGGTATATAGTGATATATACAATAATTTATTTCTTTAATTGACGGGAAACTCCTTAGAGCTTTAACAACTAAACCATCATAGAAATATAGATGGCGGTGAGAATAATTACCTCAGTATAGTAAAATAGTTAAAGATTGGATAATCCGCAGCCAAGATTCTTAAATATTTATTAAAACTCTTTACTATCAAAATAATTTATGATACAATATTTAAGAATAAGGTTCAACGACTATTCCGTGGCATTCAAAAGATGCAATAGAAGTAGGGCGCAAATCGTTAAGCGTAGGTGAAATCCCTTTAAATCGAAATAGGAAACTCTTCTTTATGAAGATGAAGATATAGTCTATTCTCGCATGAAAGTGCGAGTGTTATTTATAGAGTTATGTATATCTAAGGTGGTGTTTTGTATATTAGTTTCTAAAATGGTATCAATTTTATGTACTGGTTCTAATGTCAAAAGATACAAAAGATTGGGATATGACGCTAAAATAAATGAGTATATTCAAGTAAATATTTCTGATGTATCAAGATGGGCAAGATGTAGTGTTAATGTAGTATGTGATTATTGCGGCGCAAATTACACTGTCGCATATTATTCTTACGCAACCCGCAGAAAAAATTATCCAAAAGATTGTTGCAGTAACCAAGATTGTATTAATCAGAAGAGAAAAGAATCTGTTATGTTTAAGTATGGAAAAGAATATGTCTCTCAATTAGATTTTGTGCGAGAAAAAGTTGTTGCAACAAATCTTGAAAAATATGGAAGCGTATGTGGGTTACAGTCAGACGAAGTACACAAGAAAACGCTTGAAACAATGCAGAAAAAATATGGTTGTAATCATCCAATGCACTCAGAACAAATAAAGAATAAGATTAAAAATACTTGTTTAGAAAAATATGGCGTTGAGAATCCGTTATTAAAAGAAGAAATTATGCAAAAGGCAAAAGCAACAACTCTTGAAAGATATGGGACTGAATATCCAATGCAAAATGAAGAAATTAGAAATCGTGCCTTAAAAACAAGAGATGAAAGATATGGCATTAATGGAGCAATGACTTCTTCTGAACAAATTTATTTATGGAAGTTATATGGCGGTGAAATAAACGCTCCAATGTTCGGATATTTAGCGGATATTTTGTTTGAAGACGAACATATTTATATCGAGTATTCTGGTTCTGGGCATAATATTCGTGTAACATACAACAAAATGACGCAAGAAGAATTTGATGAACACGAAGAGTTGAGAAGAAAGGTCTTTCTTGATAATGGCTATAAAGAATTTGAAATAATTTCAAAGACAGACAAACTTCCAAATGATGATTATTTATATAAAATTAAGAATGAAGCATTTACAAAGCTAAAAGAATCAAATTGTGTCTATTATGGAATAAATATTGACACAGGAGAAAAATTCTATAAATAACAACGACAGAGTAACGAACTGCCGTCAATACAAAGATTACAAAATCCTATAATGTAGCCGTAGACGATACAAGCCAAATCGTAGATAAACTTGTTGCGGTTGACTTAAATTATGCCGCTAGTACAGGTGAAATCTCTACAGCATTACAAAAAGTCGCTAGTTCTGCTGGACAGGCGGGGTTGGGTCTTGATAAACTAATCGGTCTAATTACAATTTCTGAGGAAAAGACTCGACAAGCGCCAGAAGTTATCGGTTCCGCTTGGCAGAGTATTATTGCGCGTATAGGTAAAATCACAGCAAAGGTAGACTTAGATGACCTTGTTGATGAAAATGGCAAGGTTGTGGCTACAATTAACGATGCTGATAAAGTTTTATCTAAATATGGTATCAATTTAGTTGACACTAGTGGCAAAATGAGAGACATGGGAACCATTATGGACGAAATCGGTGCTAAATGGGGTCAAATGTCTACTCTTGAACAAAACCAGTTGGCTTATGTGGTTGCAGGCGTAAGACAGAGAAACGTATTTATTGCAGCTATGGAAGATTACAATAAAGTCTTGGAAGCAACCGAAGTTTCTCAAAATGCAAATGGCGTTGCTGCCGAAAAGATGACGGTTTACAATGAATCTCTTGAGGCTGCGCAAAACAGATTAACCGCAAGTGTTCAACAATTTGCACAGGATTCTAACCTTGATAGAACCCTTGCATTAGCCTACGACGGTTTGTCCAAAGTCGTAGAAATTCTAAATATTTTACTAAATAAAATTCCAGTTTTAAGTCCACTAATTAAAGCTCTCGGTGTTGCTCTAGCAACAGCTTTTGCAGGCAATATACTTAAAAATATATGGGAGACATCCAATTTAATTGGGCAACTTCCAAGTCTTGCGATAACTGCCACAAGTGCGATTGGGGCGCTAAATACAACATTATTTACAATAGGTTCTGTTGCAGTACCAATATGGGGTATAGTAGCAGCCATTACCGCCATTGGAGCTGTTGCGAAAGTTGCATGGAACGCTTGGAAAGATGCTCAACCAGAGGCACAAGTCAAAAAAGCAAATGAAGCCTTGCAAGAGAGCCAACAGAACCTTGATGAGACAAATAATAAAATAACTGAAATTAACAAACAAATCTCAGAAATCAACTCTAAAGGTACTTTAACATTAGCAGATGAGCAACAAAAAGAGAACCTTCAAGAACAACTTGATGTCCTAAAAGAAATTCAGAAAACGCAAAATGATGTTAATGAGGCGAATAAAGCCGTATCAAAAGAAAAAACTCAGGGAGAAATTAAATCAAGATATGGCGATAATAAGTCTGTTGAAGAATATCAGTCTTCTTTTGTGGGTATCGCACCAAGACTTTATGACGCAGAATCGGCAAGCGTCAATCAACTCCTTGCGAATATTGCCCAGCTAAACAAAGAAAAACAAAATCTCGATAAAACAGATGAGAATTATGCGACTAGGTTACAACAACTTAATTCTCAGATGGACACTCAAACACTTGCTTTACAAAATCAGAAATTAACAATTCTTCAAGATATGCAAACTTTACAAAATCTTGGGGATACAAGTTCTGACGTGTATAAGATGCTTCAAGAGCAACTTGACACGGTTAACCTAGCGCTTGACCCGTCTAATTTTGAAACGATTAAAGTCCAAAATTTGATTGACACTTCTGGTATTTCTGATAAGTTACAAGAAGCTGTCCAAGCTGGTGACGAAGCCGGGCAAAAGACGGCAGAAGCGTATGCAAATAAATTTGCACAACAAATTCTAAATTCTGATGATTCTATAAAAGCAGCTTGGGCGCAAGCTATGAACATTGATGTCAATGACTTAAACATTGACAATTTAACACAAGAACTCCTTACGAAGTTCCAGCAGATGTACGGGCAAGTTAATCAAGCGATATTTGAATTAACTTCCGAACAAGTTGCAGACTGGACTACTGAGGCAACAAATGCTCTTGTTACTCAAGACGAAGCAATGAAGGATTACATTTCTACCGTTGCAAATGTCACAGAGAAACAAGAGATTCTAAATGCGGCATATAGCGAAATGAAAGAAAAGGGCGAGCTTAGTGTCGCCACAGTTCAGAAACTAATTGAACAAGAACCATCTCTTGTTAGTGCGCTTACTGTAGAAAATGGACATATTAGAATAAATATTGATTCTCTTCAAGATTTATCAAATGGTTACTTTAATACGGCTATTGAAACAAAAAAGCAACAAATAACACAAACGCAGTCTGTGATTGATGAAACAAAAAAAAGAATAGAAGCAATAAACCAAGAAATGATTGCTCTTGGTAAACTTATTAAAAAAAGAATTGAAGCAGGAGAAAAGGTTTCTGCGACAGATTTAGACACGTATCGTGGACAGCAAAAAACAGAATATTATCTTAAACAACAAGGAAAGCAAGCGCAAGAGACCAAGGACGATTTACAAGAGCAATTAGATGCTTTAACAAAACTAGAAAAAGCTGGACTAACTTATACACCTTCAAAAGGCAAATCTTCCGGGAAATCTGGCTCTTCTGGTAAATCTGCCGCTGATAAAGCCGCAAAAGAATTTGAAGACTCAATTAAAGATAAAGTTAAAAACCTAAAGAGCATTGTGCAGCTGTATTCTGAGAATGCTAACTGGGATGACCCAACTGTTATCAAAGAGTTCCAAGACAGATATGACAAACTCTTAAACGAAGTCATAAACGACCCAAAAGCCAGAAAAGTTCTAGCTGATGCGTTTAATCTTGATATAAGCAATATGCCAGTTGAACAACAGATTCAAGAACTAACAACGCTATGGCAAAAACAAGCTGGCACAATTCAAGAATCGTACCAAAAACTTCTAAAGAATCTAGCTAAAGAAGATTTGAGTTCTGCTAAAGCTGTTATAGAAAAATATAAAGATGGTATTTATGGCGCTTGGAGTTCTGACGAAGCGCTGAATGCAGCAAAAGCGGATTATCAGAAGTTTATTGACAAAATCACCAATGATGCAGATTACAGAGCTGCTATGGCAGAAGCGTTAAATCTTGGTGATATTAGTGGAGAACCAGTAGAGAAACAAATAGAGGCTGTTATAAACGCCTTACAAAAGTCTACTGGTACACTTGATGATGCCCAACAAGACCTATATGATGACGCTTCTAAGAATATCAAAGCATTACAAGATGAAATCGAGGACATGATTGATACAGCAATCGACCTACTTGAAAAAGCAGGCGATTTTCTGTTTGATATGCTAGATAAGATTTCTGACAGATATGATGCCCAGATTGACAACCTTGATAAGATTTCTGACGAACTTGATGACCAAAAAGATGCTTTTGAAGACAAAATTGACCAGCAAAAAGAACTCCTAAAACTTCAAAAAGAAGAGATGGATAACGCTGACGAGCTTGCTGAAAAGAATAAGTCTATTGCAGACATTGATGCTCAATTGATGGAATTGCAATATGACAACTCAGCAGAAGCACAAGCCAAACGTTTGAAACTTCTTGATGAAAGAGCAGAAAAAGAAAAAGACCTTGCTGATTGGCAAAAGGATAACGATTATAACACCAAGATTGATGCTCTTGATAAAGAAAAGTCAGAATACGAAAAGACAATTGAAGCAGAAAAGAAAGCTATAGAAGCACAAAAACAAACTTTGCAAGATGCTCAGAAACAATTTGAAACTACTCTAGGGAACATCCAAAATGGTTTTAATACATTTATTAAAATTCTTAGTAGTGATTTAGTTAAAAATCTAATCAGTAAAGCGCTAATTAATACCGGTAGCGATACTGTAACAAACTTGCTTACAGGATACAACAAACTATTCGGTTCTGGTATAGATACAGATGTAACAGGGAAGATTAACGCCGGATATAAGAGTTTAAACGAAATTGGTGGAAAAATTACAAATGGGCTTAACCTATCTGGTGTTTCTAAAAACATTAATTCTTCACTAGAAGGAATTGTTAAAAATTTTGGCAATTTTTCAAATGGAATTAACAGAGTTATTCAGCCCGGAATACAATCTGTTTCTAATATTTTTAGTAATTTTGGAAACGTTCTTAGAAATTCATTTAGCTTAGATTGGAACGGTATAACCAATTCAATGAGTGGTGGATTAAAAGTCGTATCTAGCACATTCTCTAGTATGTTTAATCCAATTGCAAAAGGCGCAAGTGCAATTGGTGACGCTATCGGAGCCGGTATTACAGGATTTTTCCCGGGAATTTTTACCGCTCTTGGCACTCTTGTAACAACGGTTGGTACAGCTATGAGCGGAGTGCTTAATGCAATTGCGACAGCTATGTCTTCCATTCCTGTTGTTGGATGGGCAATTGCTGCTGCTGCCGTTGTTGGTGCTGTAGCTCTAGTTGCTTCTATCGCATCTATTGTAAGTAAAACAAAGAGTAGTAAAGTTGCTCGGCCTACACAGTCTTTTACAGCAAAAAAGCACCATACTGGTGCTGACTATGTTAAGAAAGAAAATCCTGCTCTTGATAAGATGTTGGGCCTTAATGATGATGAAACTGTATCTATTCTAAAAGTTGGTGAGGCGGTTGTTCCTACATGGGCTAACAATGCGACAAGCTCTGCTTCTAGCAACAGATTCACGGGTAGTCCATTTAGTAGTGCAGTAGATACTGCCATTAAGTCAGCGAATACAAATACTAAGACATATTCTAGCTCTGATAATTCTACAATAAATATTTCTATGCCTATTAATATTCAAGGAGATGCAGATATTTCTACTGTAAATTCTTTGAAGAAAGAAGCAGATAATATTGTGAATAGAGTTCTCAAAAAGATTAATAATCAAACCAAAATTGGTGGATATAAAAATATAAAAGCAGCAACAGTTTAATTAAAATTGCCGATACTATTAGGATATCTTAACAAGTCGGCTATATATGAAAGGAGTGATATTTATGCCGATGGGATATCCTTTTATTTTTAACGGAGTTCAAAGTGAAGCATACAATGTCTCATTAGTGTTTATAGATAACTCTTATACAAATAGAACTTCTGGTGGCGACAAGAATGTTATTACTGCGTCAATTAGAAGAAATCCTATAAAACAATATCTCGACACTGAGTATGAGAACGTATTGCAGTTCCCTATTGAAATTGTATTTGATAACGCTGTTGATATTTACGAATTGATAAACTTAAAAAACTGGCTCACTGCCCCTGTCAGATATGAACAGCTTCAAATATGCGCAGAACATTTTGAGCGTTATTATTATAATTGTATAATTCATTTAAATGAAGATTTGATTTATGGTGATGGATATCGTGGCGTATCTGCAACAGTTGAATGCGATGCTCCATATGCGCATGAATTTGAAAGAGTTGAAAAATATACATTAAACCCAGACGTAACCAAAACAGACGTTTTTATTTTTGAAAATTATTCAGACGATTTTGAGTTTATGAAACCAATACTAAAATTTCATATGTCTACTGATGGGAATTTTAGTATAAATGTTAAGCATTATAGCGATGGGAAATATATGGTCGTTAAGGATGGAGTAATTATGTTAAATAATGAAACATACGACAAATGCACAACTTATTGCAAATTAAATGGAATTTCTATTTCTTACATAGAGAAAGCCGTTGATTATAATGTAACAACAAACTTTTCACATCTAAATAAAAACGATATTGTTTATCTTGATAATGAAAGTTGCGTTATGACGTTAAATGATACAGTTACTAGCGATATTTTTTCAAAATTTAATAAAAAATTTTTTAAAATTCCTCGTGGAATGAATACTATTTCAGTATATGGAGTAGCAGACTACATGTATATAGTTTATCAAAACGCCAAACGGTTAGGAGGGAGCTATTATTAATTTCGCTTTTGATTTAAATAAAAGATATGAATACCCGATTATTGAGTTATGCAACCCAGACAAAACTGTAATAGGTATTGTTGCTGGCATTTCTGAATTAGTAATCTCTCCTAAATGGGGTTCTTGTTCAGAAGTAACATTTACTGCTTACAAAGAAATCAATAACAAACCAAATCTGTGTTATGAAAAACTCCGCAAAAGCAGACTAATTCACGTTGATGGGTTTGGATATTTCACAATTAGCAGTGATGACGAAGAGCTTGAAGATAAAATTACTCATAAATCTATTCAGGCATACTCCGTAGAATGTCTATTAAATAATAAAGGAATAAATCTAACTTTTGTAACAACAGCAGGAGATATTAATAATACCTCGAGCACAACAATCGTAACAAGTAACTACTTCTTTTATAGAGAAACGCAACCAGAGAAATCTCTTTTACATCAATTAATTAAGGTTGCGCCACAATGGAGTATTGGATATGTAAGCCCTTCTTTAAAAAATAAGTCTCGTTCTTTTAGTGAAACAGATAAAGGATTATATGGTTTTTTAACAAATGAAGTATCTCAATCTTATGAAGCGTTGTTTGTATTTGATAACGAAAACTATGTTATTAACGCATACGATACTTCGGAAGTTATTAAGAAAACAAACATCGTTTTGTCTTTTGATAATTTAGTAAAGAATGCAACCGTTAGCGAACTGTCTGACGATATCTACACTGTTATCAATGTATCAGGAGCGGAAGACCTTAGTATTGCAAAAGTTAATCCAAATGGAACAAAAAAGCTTTTTTGTCTTGACTATTATACAGGAGTTCTTGATAAAAACGCAAGCAACTATTACGAAAAATATAATGATTGGATTACAGACAATGAATTAAAAAGGAAAGTTCTTGAGTGGGAAAAGGCAAATAAAGACGCTATTTACGACACAAGTGAAGAGTCTTATGGTTCATGGACTTCTTTGCAAAAGAAGTTTAATTTGCTACTTTTGACTCAGCAAGCATCGCTAAATCAGATGCAAACATACTATGATACCGCACAGCAGAATATGTCTTTGTACACTGATTACTCAGTTCTTGATAAACTTCAAGTTTATGCAAAATGGAAGTCTTTTATTGTAGAAAAAGAAGGGTATGTGACATACGGAGAAGCGAAGTCAAAAGGATACACCATTGTTGATTATTATGAGGTTGATAGATATACAACAGATAGTAACCGCAATGTTACATTATATGCTTACTGGAAGAACTATTCTCAAGCCTGTGAAGCAAACCTAAATATTCTAAAAACAGGCGGTAAATTATATAATGTCAGGAAGATAGATTTCGAGGACGTTGAAGACGAAAATCAAAAAACAAGAAATGCGGATTTTAATGTCCCATCAGATTCTACACTTATTGCAACAGGCGAAAGCGTATCTACAGAAGTAGAAAATCATAGCATAACACCATCTGGCGCACATTCAAAATACTCTATAAATGCGTTAACAAAAGAAATTTCTAGTATTCAAGCAGAAAGAGATAAAATTGTAAAACAGTATTCTTATGATTATTATTTTACAAACGAAGAAAAATTGGCTCTTGACCCATTCCTTATTGAAGGAAGTTTCTCCGATGATACATTTATTGTAACAGATAGTATGCAGACAAAAGACTATTCTGATAACTCTACAAAAGTCGAGGTTATTAAACCAAATGGCGATATGGTTGTAAAGTCCGTGGGAGAACTAACACAAGAAGATGTTATTGTTGATGATATCTATGTTGCGGGACAGCTTGTGGACGCTGGTTATGAAAAATTAAAAGTTGTTAGTCAGCCAAAATTTTCTTTTGAATTAGACAGTACAAATTTCTTATTCGTTGAAAAATTTAAACCGTTTATTACGCAACTATTATCTATTGAAAAAAATACTGGTAGTTTATTTGGTTCAATTATAAATATACAGCTTGCGGATGATAACTGGGTATTTCCGTATTTGCAAGAAATGGAAATACAGTATGACGACCCAGATAGTTTTTCTATGACTTTTGGAAACAGATTTAGATTATCAGATGAGGCATACACTTTCGATGAACTGCATAACGAAACAACAAGCGCAGTCTCTAGTGTTGGCTCTTTGTTGTCTGCCATATCTCAACCTGTAACGAATGGAACAATTGACGCTGTTACACAATACACCAAAACAGCATTAATTGCGGCAAATCAATCTATTAAAGCAACTACTGATAATGATTTTACATTTGGTAGTTATGGTATTAAAGGAAGAAAAGTATCTAAAGAAGATAATAATATAAATGGCTTTAGCCCGGAGCAGCTTTGGATAACAAATAATAAAATTTGTTTTACAGACGATGGATGGGCTACTACAAAAGCTGTTTTTGGTAAAATAAAGGATGCCAATAATAAAGACACTTACGGACTAATTGCAGATAGTATTGTTGGTAAATTAATAATGGGTAACAATCTCGTTATTTCAAATAGTGCAAACACTTTTGTCGTTAATGAAGATGGCATGACAATTAGTAATGACTCCATGGAGATTAAATTAAGTCCAGATTCAGGTATTGATATTTTTAAAAAAACGGCATCCGGAGACAAAGATGTATTTCAAGTTGATAAAAATGGCAACCTATCTATAACCGGTGGCAGAATCACTGTCGGTGATGGAGAAAGTATGGGCTATATTATCGACGGAAACAATGGATATATAGCGTCTATTATAAAAGATGATAAAGGAAACCCATTATTTGAATTAACGGCAGACGGACACATGACGGTCTCCGGGTTAAATCTAGGAGGCACAGAAGTTCCAACACCGTCTGACCCAATACCCCCAGAAGGTTCCGATGGCGTTGTTGAAGATGCTGGTAATGGACTTACCGGTGGCTTCTTTGAAGCAGCATGGACGCTACTAAAGTTCTTCTGGCTTGGCCCATATATTGCTATCAGAGACCTCGTTGGGAAACGAGATACAGATGGGTGGAGAAAAATATGGGGTTATTATTCTAAAAGAACTATCAGTACAATGTTAAATGACATATATAATTCCGGGTTCAACATTGTATACCAAAATAATATGACTTCTTATGTTTCTGAACAAATAGCAGACAACAATAAATACCTTAGTAATTTATATACCACAAAGGCATTTATAAAAGATAACTATAAGCCGTGGAATGACATGGTTTGGTCTGACGGCTCTCAAATAGAAGGAACTTTAACATATTTACAGAATAATTATCAGCTTAAATCTGATATGTCAAATTATTATACATCGTCTCAGATTGATAGTAATTTCGTACTGAATAATTTTCTAACACAACATTATTTGTCTAAAACAGATATGGGAGTCAATGACAACGATAAATTATTATGGCAAACTGTTACAATTGGTAGCAAAAGTTATACAATTCTAACCAAAACATAAAGTATTTAAAGGGGTAAATTATGGAAAAAGAAAGTCTAATTTCTCTGACAGAGAAAATCAAACAAGCATTAAATGCTGTGTCTGTGTCTGGATACGGCAACTTAAAAACACTGTCTAATTGTATTGATGCGCTAACAGAGCTTGAAAAAAACATTAACACCTATCAACAAGATATTCAGAAAATGCTCGAAAAACAAATCAAAGATTTTACTACTTCTGTTATTCCAACTGAAATGCAAGAAACAGACGGAGTAATGCCTGTGTATCCGAATAAACCGAAACCACAACGAATTGAAAAAGAGGTGGATAATAGTGGAGAGAATTGAATCTAAGCAATTCAGGGACTATTCACAACAAATTGACGATATTACATTTTTTCAAGGCGATACAATTACTATCCCATTTCAATTTATTGATTTTGACGGGGATGTTGTAACGTTAAGAAAAACCCCTAAGAGCCAAACCTATGTTAAATGGCTTTTATGCCCATTTGGTCAGTATCAAAATCCACTAATTGAGCTTAAATCAGACTCTGTAAATTCCCCAAGTGGGGATGTTTATATTGATGACGAGACAAACATTGTTTATGTACATATTGATGATTCCAAAACTCAAAAACTAATTCATGGTAAATATGTACAACAAATAATTCTATATTATGACTTTGAAAACGGCAATCCACAAAAAGAATTTAGACGCGCACAAGGATTTGTAATTTTCAATGAAAAAATTCGTGATTACGAATAAAGGAGGTATCTTATGGTATCAAAAGTCTTTGCGAATAAAATTAACGCAGAAATCTTTGGTGGACAAAATTATATTCCACCTACTGTTTGGTATTTTGGCCTTTCTACGAAACCAATCACAGATGGTGTAATCCCGACTGGTGGAGAGCCTACGAACACAGGATATGAGCGTACTAGAATCACCAATGACCAAAATAACTTTACAACCCCAACTTATAACTCAACTTATCCGTTAAGTTTTGTATCTAACAAGGTTGCAATCACTATGTCTGAAATTACAGGTGGAAACCAAATTACAGTTCCATATTTCTTCCTTTCTAGCGAAGAAACAGGAACAACTTGCGAGGTCTGGGGAAATTTTGCGAACGCTCGTGTATTGACCGTTGACTCTCAGTTGATTATTAAAGCCGGTGGAGCTATTTTCGCCCTAGAAAATGCTTAATGTTTTTGGAGGTGTTATAATTGTTACCTCCTATTAGAATTAAACTTCCTGACAGAAATCAGGACATGTCCCTACATCATCAGTCTCCAATAAAAATCAAAGTAAAAGAAATAAAGAAAAATGCAACTTCTGATTATCAAGTACCTATTAAGATTAAAATATGCGATAGAGATAAGAATATGGGACAGACTTATGAAAAACGGCAAGCTAAAGTAAGAGAAAAAGACGGAAGGGTTATTGTTAAATACAAAGAAGATATTTTGGAAACAGATGAGATACTAGAGTATTTGTCTAACGACTATATTAAACCGATTAGAATAAAATTGTCTACTCTTGACCTTGTTTACACTTGGCTATACGAGCTTATATTCAGATTTAATTTTATAGCTAAAATAGAATCTCACATGGCTATTGTTGTAATGTATGGTAAATTTGTTATTAAATTACTATTTTTTGATAATATATTTGAAGCTCTAGTAAAAAATTTTGGAATTATAAAATCTTCTTTTATATTTAAACACATCATAGCAGAAGCTCTTGATATTTTCAAGGTCGATGGGTTAAAAATTCTTCTTAAATTTAATCACAAGTCTTCTGGTACTGTGAAAATTTTACAAAAAGAGATAGATTATGGGAGTCTTAAATTTAAGTCACCAGACGTTACAAAGAGCGCGGTGTATATAATAGAAAAACGTACTATCGGAGAATTAACAACCGGAGCAATTGAAGACGAGTTTTCTAATAACAAAACAATCTTTGATATTCTATACAAATATAGAGTTGAGCAAGAAGACCCAGATTTTTATGATTAAATTTATTGAGAGGTGATTAAATGCCAAAAGAATCAACAAATCTAAAATTGAAACTATATAATGCTATTACCGACGCAAAAGAATTTGCAGTAGACTGGTTTAATAATATTTTTGATTATACTAATAGTAACTGGGTTAAAATTGATGACGCTTATAAAGAAATAAAAGACAAATTTAATAACTACCCGCTCAAAGATGGCACTGGTGCAACAGGAGATTGGGATATCAATGCCAAAAGTGCAACAAATGACTCTATTGGTCAACAAATAGATGCGACGTACATCAAAGATTTACGTCCAACAGGGGATAAAATCATTATCACGAAGGGCAATAATGAGACAAGCACAATTGACGGTGCTGCTCCAAAAGGATATATATTAACAGAAACCATCCCTGCGTCTACTATAGCTGGACAAACATGGTTTCATGTAGGAAGCATTTCTAACACATCGGACGGTGATTTAATAAAAATTGAGATTAACTGTCCTACAATTGTTTCAACAGAGAATGACTCTGTCGCTTATAGTAAGAATATTACATTATTCATCCATGACTTAGCACAGACAAATGATAGCGATTTATCTACAGCCTATATTTTCTCTTATATTATGTATGATGATAAGCTAAAATCTTCCGATGTAAATGTCGAAAACAATTCAACAAAAAAAGAATTTTTCTATTTAATCCCAACATCGGGCGGAAACGGTCAGAGTAACGCAGAACTATGGATAAACACGGACTCTACATTCTTTAATTCTATTATCAATGTATCTATAGCTAAAAAAGACAATTGGGGATATGTATTAAAATACTCCGCAAACGCCCCCTCTATTGACCAAGGTATTACTCCTTATTCTAAAACAAGCGTTGTTACAGATACTAATTATGCTACGAGAACTAATGCCGGTATTGTACAGATTGGAGACAATATTACAGTTGGTAATAAAGGCTTGATTAGTTTAATAAAAGACAACGTTGACGGAGCACTTGGTTATGAAGCAGCGGAAAAAATAAATCTTGTATCTATTACGATTCCCACAACCGGATGGAACCAAGATAGTAACTCCGCTTATCCGAATTATATTGACATCGTAGCTACAGGAATTACAGAAAGTGATTGTGTTGCACTTGTCATTGCGCCAGATAGCAATGTAGTTGCTAAAAAATGTTATTTTACTTCAACAGAATCATTGCCTAATTATTTGAGGGTTCGTGCCCGTAACATCCCGACAGAACCCATTAAAGCCTTTTATTACATTATTCGAGAAGATATCCTTATGAGTTTTGGTCAAACCCCTATTGGTGGAGCGATGCTCCCTCCTGCAACGACAACAGAGCTAGGTGGCATCATTGTAGGAAATGGGCTAAGAATTTCCGATAAAGGTGTGTTGAGTGCTGACATTGTAATCCCAGAAGTGGATAAACTAACTGCCTACCCCGTGGGCAGTATTTTTCAAACAGTCAGTAGTACCAGTCCCGCTGCGGTGTTCGGCGGCACATGGCAGGAGATTGCGCAGAATCGTGTTCTGATGGGAGCGCCCTACTCCTACGCAGCGGGAGGCACGGTGGAGGCCGGACTGCCGAACATCACAGGCTCTTTTGTCGCGGATGTAAAAAAGGGTGAACATAAGGTATCCGGCGCATTCACTGCCGGCAACGTGATCGCATCTACGGGCGAATACAATTCCTTTTCTGATGTATATAAGTTCAGTCTGGATGCATCCAAGTCTAATGCCATCTACGGCCGCAGCAGCACCGTGCAACCCGCCGCCTACTATGTGCACATCTGGAAAAGAGTTGGTTAATTTATATGTTTCCATAATTCCCATTTGCAGCACCCATCAAAACGCGATTTTATTGTCTTTCGATAATTATTTTATGATTTATTTAAATTACGTTATAATAAAAATTAAATATAATAAAAGGAGGAATGAATATGGCTTATGGCCCAACGTCTATCGGTGGATATATGGCTCTTTCCCCTGCAACCAAAGAGGATATTGGTGGGGTTAAAATAGGTAAGGGAATAAATGTAGAAAGCGATGGAACAATTAATGTAGAATCTATTGATAATGTAAATAATTTTAAATTCAAGGCACAGACATCTGACCCCGGAGCCGGAAGCCCTTTGGAAACCGGCACAGTCTTGTTCGTTTATTCGTAAGGAGGTGTTTGAGTCATGGATAAAATTATCCCAGACTATAAGGTTGAGATTAAAAATGCGGATTATTCTTCCATTGAGAGTGCGGTGGATGAACATAATGATTCTGCTAAACCCGGCGAAAAGTATTGGGGCATTTCCATGGATAATGGATACTACACTGTCTACGAATATGGAGAAGTCCCGGAACCTACGCCAGAACCAGAACCTGTAGAGCCAACCATTGACGAAGTACGTCAGAACAAACTAGACGAAATGTCGTCTATCTGTGAACAAGTAATATACAGCGGTGTTGATGTCGAGCTAAGTGTTGGTAAGAAACACTTTAGTTTAACGGCAAATGACCAAACTAATATTGACGGAATCTTTTCTGCAATCACTCTTGGAGCGACCGAATACCCATACCACGCAGATAATGAACCGTGCGAAATGTATAGTGCTTCTGATATAATGACACTATATATCGCCGCAAAAGGCTTTGTTACTCAGCAAACGACATATTGTAATGCATTACGTCAATGGATTAAACGAGAGGATAAAATTGAAACTATTTCTACAATTCGGTATGGTGATACGTTGCCTTCTGACTTGCAGACAAACGTAGAAAATATTTTGACTGCTGCGAATGCTCAGATACAAGCGATTGCAGGGAAATTGACGACTGCAATTTCAGGCTAAACAGGGGGTAATTAATATGAGTGCATATATCGGAATTGGGGGGGTGGCGAAAAGCATCTCCAAGATGTATATCGGAGTAGACGGTAAAGCACGTCAAGTCCAGAAGGCATACATTGGTGTGAATGGGGTTGCTAGATTGTGGTATCAGCGCGGCACGCTGCTTGGCAGCTACGAAGTGGGTAAGACCGTCAAAATCGCCGTGAGCGGCAAGGACTACGACTGGCTGGTGGTGCATCAGGGCATTCCGGATGCTGGTATTTATGACGCAAGCTGCAATGGCACGTGGCTGCTGATGAAAGACATCTACGAAAACAGCCAGTGGCGTAGTTCGGGCACTAACGACTACGCCAACAGCACCATCCACTCCTACCTGAACAGCACATTCCTAAACCTTCTCGAGCCGAACATCAAGAACGCCATCAAGCAGGTAAAGCTCCCGTACCGCAAAGGCGGCAACACGTCTACGATTGTCACCAGCGGCTCGAACGGCCTGTCTGCGAAGATTTTCCTGCTCAGTGCGACCGAAACGAGTTTCAACTTCCCCTATATGCCGAGCGGCGAAGGTGCGGAGCTGGCCTATTTCAAGGGCTGTGCGGATAATAGCTCGGATTCTAAGCGTATCGCATTCCTCGACGGCTCTGCCACATACTGGTGGCTCCGCTCTCCATTCTGTGCCGACAGTAGATATGCCATTACTATCGACTCCGTTGGCGACCGGGGTGTTCTCGTCTGCTACGACTTGGCTGGTATCCGCCCCTGTATAATTCTGCCGCAGGACGCGACGGTGGACGACACTGGGCATGTGGTAGCGTAAACCGGAAAACCGAAGAAAGGAGAAGAAAATGGAAATAATTGATGAAACTGGGAATGAAATTTTCAACCCTAATCTTGAACTTGGATATCTTATAAATGACATTAAAACAATCCACCATGACAAAGTTGATGAAGTAAAAGAAAAATTTCATTATGAAACCATTGCCGAATATCCAAATGGCGGCAAAGATGTAAAAAAAATTGTTGACGTTGAAGAAGTGAAAGCAAAAGATGCTTGGGATGAAGAAATCCCAATTCAAAAATACATCTTATATACAGCAGAAGAGCTAGAAGCAAAACTAATCGAAATTAAAAATACTAAAATTGCGAAATCCAAAACTGACCTTAAAGAATATCTTGCATCTCATCCACTCCAATGGATTGATGGAGAATATTATTCTGTAACAGAAGAAAAACAGGCGCTATTAACAAGCAACCTCGCCGCCTATCAGATTTCATCTACAATCGGGGAATCTATGGAACTTACATGGAATACAACAGGAGAGAGATGTAGAGTATGGACTTACGAAAATCTTGCGGCGCTTTCTCTCGCTATTGTTAAATATGTCAAACCAATAGTGTCTAAGCAACAAGATATTGAAGTAAAAATTAAAGAATGCAAATCTAAAAATGAAGTTGATAATATTGAGATTAAATACGAATAAGGTGATTGTATGAGAAATTTTGCAAAAGAATCACTTAAAATTATAATCTTGTTTTTAATTGGTGGTTTTGCATATTGTGGAATAGAAATGCTTTATCGCGGATATACCCATTGGACAATGGGTATTCTTGGTGGTTTTTGTTTCGTTGTTATCGGTGGATTAAACAATTATCTACCTTGGGAGATGAAGATTTGGAAGCAGTCTATAATTGGCGCACTTGCTGTAACAAGTTGTGAGTTTATCGCAGGAATTATATTAAATCTGTTCCTTGGTCTTCATATTTGGGATTATTCACATATCCCGTTTAATATTCTTGGTCAGGTTTGTTTGCCGTTCTCTCTACTTTGGGTATTATTGTCTTTTGTCTGTATCTTTATTGATGACTGGCTTAGATATAAATTATTTAAGGAAGAAAAACCAAAATATTACTGGTAAAGAGGTGATTTGTTGAAAAATATTATAGATATCTCATATGCGCAAGGTAAAATCACTGACTCACAATGGAAATATTTCAAGGAAAATTTAACAGGAATTATTATTCGTTTTGGATATCGTGGTTACGGAAATGGTGTACTGAAACTTGACAATTGTATCGCTTATAATGTATTTAAATGTCAACAATATAATATCCCGTATGGATTATATTTCTTCTCCCAAGCTATCAATAAGCAAGAGGGAATTGAAGAAGCTAATGCTATGATTAACAGTGAATATTATCAAGGCGCTACACTTGGCATTTGGTTTGATTCGGAATTTAGCAACGAAAAGCATAATGGTAGAGCAGATGCAATCTCTGTTAAATCCAGAACAGAGGCAGCGAAGGGCTTCTGTGATGCCATTATTGCATCTGGCAAACAGGCTGGTATATACGCTTCTTCTAGCTGGTTTAAAACTAATTTGGATATGAGCCAGTTGCCCTATCCTGTCTGGGTCGCACATTACGCGAGTGACTATTCTTATAAAAAGAATGTTGTACTATGGCAATATTCAAGTTCTAACCCAATGAAAATTCCGGGTTTCAATAGATTAGATTGCGATAAAATTATTGACGAATCTTTTTTTGGTGGTCAGCCAAATATTAAAACCAAAAAAGACTACATCAAACAAATTCAATCTGCTCTCTGTGTAACCACAGATGGTATTGCAGGAAGAAAAACAATTGCAGCGACAATCACTATTAGTAAAACTAAAAATAACAGACACGCAGTTGTAAAGCCGTTACAAGAATATCTAAATTATCTTGGATATAATTGTGGCAATGCTGATGGTATTGCTGGTGTTAAATTTGACAATGCTGTAAAACAATTCCAAAAAGACCATGGATGTGTGGTTGACGGTGAACTAACAGCCCAAAAAACAACTTGGAAAAAACTTCTAACAGTTTAATCCATATATTAAAGGAGACGTATCGTTTCGATACGTCTCCTTCTTTTTAGCGTTTTTAGATTTTCATTTTAATATCAATCTCACTGGCAATCGCTTCTGGACGACACCACGAATATTGATGCTCTGCTAACTCTGGATATCCTGTCACCAAGTCAACACCTAGACAATAATAACTATGGGCGATACAATCATCACATACGCCAAGCTGTCTAAGCGTCAATTCCATATCGTCATGGAAATAGATATCAGACCTGATATACCACCTGTCTTTATATTTAAAAACAGTTCCTAATGGTAAACTTTCAATCGTCTGTTTGTCACTATAGCGTACTTCACGAATACCAGCCATATTATCACCTATTAAGTACAAGGATACCATGCGCCATTAAGCTCAAGCGTAGGAATGTCATAATCTTTAGCCGCCTGATGTTCAATTTTGCAACCACGAGCATCCTCCCAGCCATCCATAAATACAGCTAGGTCTGCCTTTGCAAGAACCTCAAGAGAACGACCAAGATAAACAAGAGACGGGACATCTTCTGCAAAATGGAAGATAGTATCAAGGATATTGATATCTTCACCTAGATACTTCTTTAGGTCTTTAACAAATTGTTCACGCTCATATTCAATTTCTTCTGTTTTCTTACCATTCATAGGCTGACTAATAAACACATTCATCTTTGGCATCACTTTTTCTCCTTATCTTTTGAGACAACATTGATTAGTTCGAGAGCGCCATTGTAAATAGTCATGCAATCATCAATCCAATCATTTAGATAGAAACCCGAAATTACAACACGAGAACCACCTTTGCCATCGTTAGAGAGTGCATCAGCTTCACGCTTCAATGAATTTAGAACAAGAATCAGCTGTTCAAGATTAGGCAAATCCATTTGAGTGATGTAAAATTGTAAATTAAGAAGAGTTAGAACACCTGTAGTCTTTAGTGGGTATTTAGTTTCTTTACTGTCGAACATTTGAATCGACCTCCTTTATTAGTATTTTAACACGGTTCTTTGATTTTGTCAAGAACTTCTTTGTCCAAATTAAATCCGTCAAAGTCTCCGTTTGCTTTATGATAACACATTTCCCAATCATGTGCACGTTTTTCTGCCTCGCCATGCCATTCAGAATAGTTTGTGTACCAATATAAATTTGATAACGCCAGCATCTTCCAAAGCTCTAATTCTGTTGCAGATTCCAATGGCTTCTTCCCGTGCTTAATGGCTACTTCGGTTAAATTATCCAGAGTCCACCAGCGCCAATAGTCACAAATGCCATAAACGCCCATACCGTATGTACCAAATAGTTCTGGGTAATCACTCTCGGCTCCAAGCCAAGGTTCTGAATTTTTTACAGCTTCGATAAGATTTTCTTTGCCCGGTTCAAATCCAAGACAATAACGAGTAGTTATATCTCCTTTATAAACACCCGGCTTTAGCTTACCATTATCATCAAAGCCGATATCTACTAGATTATCATATTCTTCATCTGTAATAACACCATTCTTATGAAGTTTTTCAATACGAGCTTTATACATAATTGCCTCACTTATTACTACTACCAAGAGCGCCAATGCCACGTTCAGAATCAATCTTTTGTAGTTCTTCCACACTAATTTCAGAAATATTTACAACTGGAACGTATTCAACGGCAAATTGGGCAATAGCTTTTGAGGTTGGAACACGAATTTCATCTTCGCTGTAAACAACTTCATCACCATAATTTGACAAAACAATATTTTTATCGTTGCCATTATAAATGGATACAAACCATTCCCCACGATAACCAGAGTCAATCTGACCAGCCATAACAATCATGTTGGCTTTTGTGTTAGAGCCACGCTCACGAATAGCAATGCGATATTTTCTGTCGAAAACACTATATAGACCAGTAGGAACTAGCTTATTTGTATGGGGTGGAATTACAAAGTTATTATCAATATTGGCATAAATATCATAGCATCCATCTTCGTCACGCTTGGTAGGAAATTTAACCCACTGGTCTTTACGAGCAAACTTAATATCATCTACAGAACCAATCTGACCCGCCTTATTCAGCGCTGCTTTAATTTCTTCATAACTTACTGCTTCCATTATAAAACTCCTTCTTCCATATGTTATATTTAGCCTGCTTATTTCTTTCAATAAAGTCAAGCAAATCATCAATCTGTTTATTTACAGATTTAATTTTTTCTTCATAAGACATTTCTTCAAACGACTTAGGCTTCACTGTTTTTGCTATGTTATGATAATCTAATTCTGTCCCTTCAATTGTTTCTGCTATTGGTGACATATAGGTATCATACACTTCTCTGTTAAATTCTGCAAATCTATTTCCAGAGCTGTCAGTATAAACATCGCTATCAATTATCTTTTTACGAAATGGATTTTGCCCTCTTGGTCTGCTCTTTGGTTTATACCCCATAATTATTACCTATGAAAACAAAATTTTATGAGTACCATTTATACGTCTGCATAAAAGTCCAAACGCCATCGCCAAAACCGAGTTTTTCAAGAGTGTCACACATAAGAGTATCCATAGACTCATGTGCAAACTCAATATCACCGTACTGACTACGAGCTTTCATTTCTTTATTAAATTCATCAATCATTTCTTGTGGGATATTATACATAGTTACTCTCCTTACTTGCTATACCAACCAAGCTGTTTCATTTTCTTTAGGATTAGCTTAGTTTCGTATCCAGTTAACCCAACACAAATATTACCCTTAAAACGCTTATCAAACGTATCCTTATCATAGGATTGAATAATATTGTTTCCATCTGCCTTATGAACGACAGTTAAGACTTGCATATATTTGTCAATGTCATTATAGCGCTCATATACGACCGTCCACTTGTCTTCCTTTACTTTCTTAAAGCCGATTTCTTCTAGCTTCTTATCGGTGCTCTTGAACATAATTATTCTCCTTTATTACTATTATACCTTACAATTATATCCTCTGTCAAGTGGGAAGTTTGCCATAAATCAGATTTTTCTTCTGAAACATGAAATACAGCAGCATGGTCTCCAAGTGGAAAATCTCTTATATCACAAAGGCTATTAAGTTTGTTGATAAATCCAACTTGCATACCAAGTAAAACAAGAAACCCCAACCCGCCTTTTCTTTTGTAAGTTTCTTGTACAAACCTGTTAAAATCCTCATCGGAAGCATTAAGGGCAACAGATTTCATCTTACGCCAAAATCTTTTGTTTTCTCCGCACGACAGGATATCGTCACACGCTTCTGCAATCAATTTTCTTGTATCTTTGTTTATCATAGCAACATAATACTCCAAATATAACTTTAAAAGAAATCTTTTATTCCTTAATGATAGTTTTTAAAATTGTATTGTTAACTGAGTCTGTCCACATAATAGGAATGAAAGAATCTGAAATAAATTCTACCATTTCATCACAATCAGAGAAATACCAATCGTTGCTAAAATAATCGCGTTCAATTTTGTGTACTTCAAATTTATTAGATGAAACATTTTTAAATACCATCCATATTTCTCTACTATTCCTTCCAGTAGGAAGCCCATATTCTTCCATTGGATACCAATAAATTGTTTGTTCAATCATAGTAAATACCTCAGTCCATTCAAGTATTTTTCTTTTAGCTTATCAGTTAATGTATCTTTCAGAATTAAATGGTCTTTAATGTCTGCTAATTTAACAAACCACGCAATTTGTCCATAACGTGTTCTTGCACTGTTATGAATGCGTTCACAATAATCTTCATACTTTTCGCCTTTATTTGTAAGAAGCCTTAGAGCTTTATAAGCACATTCATAATCGGGATACAACTCGTATGGCTCATAATCTGTATCCTCTAACAAGTCGTGCATCATGGCAACGCACCAGCATTCATTGCGAATATCGACAGGGATTACATCATTATCAGAAATATAATCAGCTACACGCTTGGCATGGTCAAATGTCTCTTTGTCGTAGTATATTCTTGCCGCATGAATTGCAATTTTAGTAAGTTTAAACTCTGGCGTATCTAAGACAGATGGACATTCTTCCATTTAACACCACTTCCTTTTATAATCACTGCAAATTTCTGGTGGATTATTAAATCTACCGTATTTACAGTCACAATCATAAGTCCATGTTGCATTACTATCTTTGTATTTTAGGTGTTTACAGGTATCACAAAGGGGTAAATCTGACGGCTGTTCTTTTTGAACTTTCCTTGATGCTTTATAAATCAAAATCAAAATACGAAGAATATAGTTCAAACCAAGAATCAGAAGAATACCAATTCCAATTTTGATAAGTTGCCAAATAAAGTTAATCATTGACTTCTCCTAACTCAAACTTATAACGATACGGGATTTCTCCGTCTTGCCACTCTGCAATGTCAATATCGTCATTCGGATATAGTTTCTGCATTTCTTTACATACCATAAACGCTTTATCTTGATTTGTGGTTACAAGAACTGTATCAACATACTCTTCAAATTCTGATATATACCATCTTTGAACAATATAAATCATAACTTCACCATAAAAGATAACGTAGATACGTTAAATTATATTACATAAAAATTCATTTTTATTCACCAGCTTTGAAATTATAAACAGGTTTGATGTGATTTATAATTTCAACAGTAGGAGAAATTGCGTCGATAATTTCCTGTGATGGTTTATATGCCATTGGGCATTCATCCAGCGTATCTTCGTTCACAGAGGTTGAATAAACTCCATCCATCTGCTTCTTGAACTCGTCTATGCTAAATGCTTTCTTAGCTGCCGCCCGGCTATACATTCTGCCAGCACCATGAGGTGCAGAACAGTTCCAATCAGGGTTGCCCTTACCAATACAAATCAGACTTCCATCCCTCATGTTTAGAGGAATAATCAGCTTCTCGCCCTTCTTAGCGGAAACAGAACCCTTTCTAATAATACCGTCAGAATACCGATTATCACCAATATCGATATAATTGTGAACCGTTTGGAAGAAATGAATTTCTGGAATCTTTTCTTGTAAACCAACACCATTAAGAATCTCATTCATAATATGAAGTCTGTTCATAGTTGCGAATCTCTGGCAAATAAACATATCGCCAAGATATACTTCACGGTCTTTACCATCAAGATAACAAAGTTCATTTGGGATGTCTGGAAACTTAAAATTTAACTCAGAAAGTTTCTGAGAGATTTCCTTTTCTCTTCTCTCTGCTTTTAACTGCTTGATAAGAGAATCAATAACTTCCTTCTTTTTGTTCTTCCCTTTTAGATTTGAAATTGCAACATTTTGGTGATACTCCGCTACCTGTTTCCCAAGATTGCGACTTCCAGTGTGAATTACTAAATACTGATTGCCGTCATCGTCTTCGTCCAGTTCGATAAAGTGATTACCGCCGCCAAGAGTACCAAGACTACGAATAACCCAATCAATATTATGCAAAGAATCTTTACAAGTTAAATTATCCAGAAAATTCTCTTCGAGAGTTGGTTTTTCGTGAACAGCCATTCCAGCAGGAACACGCTTATGAATTACATCGTCTAGTTTTTTAGGTTCAATATGATTCTTACCAAGCTCTGCAACCAACATACCACAACCGATATCTACACCAACAATGGAAGGAATAACCTTATTCCCTAAATTAGCAGTAAATCCAATAACACAACCAGTGCCAGCATGGACATCTGGCATAATACGGATTTTGCATCCATCCACAAAACTCTGATTACACAAAGCTAGAATCTGCTGAGATGCGGATTCTTCAATGTTATCAGTAAATATTTTTGCAGCAGCGTATTTGCCCTCAATCAGCTTCATTTAAATCACCTCATTCAATATAATCGTCATAAATCACAATAACTGGAATTGGTTTGTTTTGAATAAGAACAATCTGCTTATTAAGATTATGCTCTAGCATAACCAAATCTTCTAGCGTATCAAGTTCAATTTCACCAAAATATTCAGTCCAGCAATAACCACTACGGGTTTTCTGCTCAAACTTATAAAAGTTAAGAACAGGATATGTTTCTTCGAGCGGTTTATTCCAATAGCCAACAGACGTAATCTTAAATTTCATATTATTCACCTAATTTAATAGCCACACCATTGTCAATTTCAATTGGATATTTATAAGTTCCATCATTAAAACATTCGTACCTAATAAACCTATCAGCATTATCCATGAGAACTTTTTTATCATGGCGATTCCAAATAATATAATCATAATTATAATTTAGAACGTCCATGTCACTCTCGTTGAATGCTTTTGCTTCTGCTTCTGGATTACGAATTAAAACCGTCTTTGCATTAAATTCTTTCTTATACTTGTCAATTTCTTCTGGTTCACGAACATCAATAAACACAAGAGTATATTCGTAATTAAAAATATAATTCTGTGTGATATGCGCGGTTGGTTCTGTCCAATAATGAATCTGTTTAACGGTTTCTTTAAACGGCACGTCATCATATTTCGTAAGAAGATGTTTTAGACCACTAAGAAGGTTACGACCCTTTTCGTCCTTGTTGCCATCCCAACCAAGCTTATATGCCATTTCTTTAATCCAGCCCACGCTAGAAAACTGGAAACAAAAAATCTTGTGTCCGTCATAACCGTTACACATATTCACGAAGGTATCTTTACCAGCAGTAGAAACGCCATTAAGAATATAATATTTTACATTCATTTATAATCCCTCACTCTCTATAAGTATTATAGCAAAAAGGGCAGGGTTTGTCAATACCCTGCCCTAAAACAATTTTAAATATTTACAAGAACTTCATAGTTAGTTATGTGCCAATAATCTTTCTGTTTTTCAAGATGCTTACAGAGTATTACATCGCCAACTTGAAATTCTTCATGGTAATTTTTAGAAGTAATAGTGTAATTAGATTGCTTACCGCTACCAATACTTTGTGCCGTAATCTGTCTAGCCCACGTCTTGCCACTAGCCTTAGACTTTAGTGTTTTAACGTCAAGAATATACAGCTTTGGTCTATCCTCTTGCTTTCCAGTTGCAATATCAACATAACCCATGTATTCTTTTTGAATTTCTGCCTTTTCTTTAATGGTCATTGGTTTGATACCTAATGACATAATTAGAGTTTCGCATTCATTCATAATAGCACTATTATCTAGTTGAGTATAAGACTTAGACTCCTTACCAGCTTTGGTAACGCCGATGGAATGTCTTTCTACAATCGCCTTTACGACATCGCTGTTAGCTATTTTTTCTTTTTTCAAAGTCTTTGCTGTGCCAAACATATCATACATCTTAACAAGACGCAGAAGTTCTTTGGCATTACCAAACTCATCAAAGAAATCTAGCTTTATAAGGATATCTAATTGACGAGAGTTTACAGATGTTTTCTCGTAAATATCTCGTAGTAAATCTACAAAGGAATTATAATGGTTATCTCGTAAATTATATAAATCATCAGCACAGGACTGATTCATAAATTTAACAGAGCCAATGCCTTTATAAATTGAATTAGATTCTTTGTCAACAAAATATTCTGCTTTTGAATACCTAAACTTTGGTTTCTTGATTTTTACTTTGATGGATTTTGCATATTCAGATGCCTCATTTGTCTTGTCTTCATCATCAACAAAGATATTTAAGCAACAACAAATATATTCAAGAGGATAATAGTATCTTAGCCAAGCACATTCATAAGAGATAGACGTATAACTAACTGCATGAACCAGAGAAAAACTGTAGCGAGTGGCATTCAGAACACAACCAAGAAAAATATCCATAATCTCATCAGATTTTTCTTGAGATAGTCCCAGTCTAACCTTTCCGTTTTCCTCAAATCTCTGTTTGATAATTGGTAGTTGTTCTTTTGTGCCAAGTTTTTTACCAATAATTTTTCTTAATTTATCTGCTTCTAGGAATGTATATCCACAGAATTTCATTACGAACTCCATAATAGGTTCCTGTAGAATAGGATAGCCCATTGTAGAAGCAAGTAAATCATCAATTTCCTTAACGCCACTATGATACCCAATGCCATTTACAGCATTATCGTAAACATCTTTTCCGCAAGGGCGAATTAAACCAGACACAAAAGTGATAATATCAAACTTTGTAATAGACGGATAATCATGGTGAATCCTACTCCAAGATGCGGGACTAAGAATTTTCTTGATAGTTTGTTCTCCATAATTACTATTCAACTGAAAAATAAGAGATGTATCATTCTTAATTGATTCAAAAACTTTATCATCATCGAAAGTAAGATTCTTTGGAGAAATACGTTCAATACCAGCGACATCACAGCATTTATTAATAACGCCAACATTATCAAGAGCGAGTTCATCCATCTTAACCCAATTCAGAGAATCAAGTTCTTTCATATTCAAGACGCAAACAGGGTATTCGTCACCGGCAAGGGTACAGATACCAAGCTCTGATTCAATATCTCTATCTGCAACGAGAACACCAGAAGGATGGCTACCAAGAGAAGTGACAGTGCCTTGTACTAAGTCAACAATCTCAAATAGCTTTGGATATTTCTTACGCCAAAAATCATCAATTGTCGTTACTTTGTTTTCGCCTTCTGTTGCTTCATAAACTGCTTTTGCGATTTCATCAACAGTTTCAAGCGGCATATCAAGGCCACGTCCAATATCACGAATAGCACCGCGCAAAGCAATTGTGTTGAATGTGATAATCTCAGAAGTCTTAATATTAGGTAAATCCAAATGGTCTTTTAGCATCCAACGCTTAGTCGCATCACGGTCTTTTGAATACTGGTCTGTATCAATGTCGGGAAGACTATACTTAGATTCGTCCATAAAGCGCCAAAAATGAAAACCATATTTAAGAGGATTAACTTCTGTTACACCAAGAGAATAAAGTGCAAGACTAGAAGCGGCAGACCCACGAGCAGGGCCAGTATAGAATCCGTGGTCTTTCTCCCATCTGGAAATATAGTCTGCAAGGATAATATAGTCAACGGAGTCAATGGCTTTGAATGTCTTAAATTCATGATTAAGGCGGTTTCTTACATCATCTTCTGAGAAACCTTCGCTTACAATAGAACCAACAGCCTGTGCGCTGAATAGCTTATCTCGTAAAATCTTTTCAGAATCATCATAAATCTTCGGAAATTTAAATGATGTATCAAGGGTAAATGGCTGTACCATATCAGCCATAACATTTGTATTCTGAATCGCTTCAAGATAAACAGACTCAGGAAGTGCGTCTTGAATACGATATGCCTCTACAAGTTCATCATAGTTCTTCCACGTTAAATCCCACTGTGCTTCGTCGTCATTAAATACGACTCTCTTTCCAGCTTGAAGAACTTTTCTTGCCTTTTCTTGTAATTTATTCGCACAGTGAAAGTCTGTGCCTGTAATTAATGGGACATCAGTTTGTTTACTTAGTTCGTAAAGATATTGGTTGTAAATCTTTTGTTTCTCTACATTATGATGTTGAATCTCTAAAAAACAACGGTCTTTGTTCCTAGCAAGAAATTTAATAAATCTCTCTTTTAATTCTTCGTTTCCTTTACAAAGCACCGAGGCTACGCACGCAGTACACACAATAATGTTATTACTTGTTCCGAGTAATTCTGCGAAAGTAATACGAGGAACGTAATAAAAATGTCCATCTTCACGATTATATGCACGACTCGACATCTTATTTAGTTCAAAAAATCCGTCTTTGTTCTTTGCAATCAAAACGCAGTGATAATTGTCACGGATTTTTTCGTTAAGGCTCTCTGTAACATAAAACTCACAGGCGTGGATATATTTTAGCCCAGCAGCTTCAATAGCATCTTTTTTATGTTTCCACTCGTAAAAGCATCCATGCTCACTAATTGCAAGCGCGGTCATACCACATTCTTTTGCTAGATTTGCATACTGCTTAAATGTAGCAATACTATCAATACCAGCATTAGGATTTGACAGCATGGTGTGGCAATGATATACAGTATAATTTGGCATACGAACACTCCTTTCTATTATTATTATATACAAAAATAGTGCATCTGTCAAGATGCACTATTAATTTATTTGTTAAATTTTAGAATGGAAGATTTGGTTCTTGTGTTGATTCTGTTGGAATATCAGGTTCAGAGGTAAACGTGGGAGTAGGATTAAATTTAAGTTCAGGGATATTAGCAACAATTCTCTTGCTTAAATTATCATCATAATGAATCTTGTTACCAAGTTCACGCTCCCAGCGATAGCGCATATTAAGCTCTTGCTCATCAGAAAAAATACGCATAGAACAATTGTCATAATACAATTTTAGTTTGCTACCAGCCTTGCCTGATTGACGGTCTTTGACAACTGATAGCTGAAAATCATAACCCTCTGAATCTTCATTCAGAATCTTACAAGCGATACATCTGTCAGCGAGATTTGAGATTTCCATTGCTCCGGCAACGCTTTGCAGACCAACTTCCGTTTCTCCTTGGGCAAGTTTGCGAGAATGAGCAACAAGGGCTACTTCAACAGGATATTTACGAGTAAACATTTTAACCTGTTTGATAAAATCTGTCTGTTTTTCCAGTTTAGTATCGCCAGCGCAACCTCTTAAATCAAGACACATCAAATTATCAATCACAAAACACGTTGTATTATAACGACGGTAAGCATAATCCATCTGCTGTAACAGACCCATACTCTCTGTGCTTAGAGAACTGTCGTCTGAACAGTCATCATATACAAATAGATTTTCGTGATAATATTGACGAATTAAATCTGTAGCCTGTTTTGATACTGCGTAGCCCTTTGGACGGTCTGGGCCGTTATCATATTCTATAATATGACGGTCTCCCGCAAGAGGTCTAAAAATATTACCCAGCAAGAACTGAGCAGGGATTTCGCCAGAATAAATAAATACGTTTTGATTTTGCTCCAATGGAGCGGCTACACAAATCTGATTTAGTAGGCTACTTTTGCCATTTCCGGCAAGAGCTGTAATCAAAGTAAGTGTATTTTCAAAATTGCCATATAGAACCTTATTTAAAGCTTTAATCCCGAAAGAAATGTTTGGCACATTCTGTAATTGCAGTTCTTCGTAATCAAACAGGTGTTTAACACGAGGATTTTCTACCGCTTTAGCATCTGCAATCATTTTTAGAACTGCACTGCCATCAATAGCAATCATTACATTATTGGCATCTGTTTTACGGATAGGTTTCTCTTGGTTAAATTGCTTGTAATATTCTTCAACAGCTTCCTGTGCATAATCAGGAGATTCCACAATATAACAACGATACTCGCCCAACTTTTGAACAATCTTCTTTGTTCCTTCCTCACCAGCAGTATCATTATCAAGCCATAGGATAATCTTCTTGAATTTCTCAAGAAAGTCGAAGTTATACTTAATCCAGTTTAGGTCTGTTGCACCTCCCGGAATAGATACTACATTATGATTACCAGATTGCCAAATAGCCATAGCATCGAGATAGCCTTCACAAATCGTAAGAGGCTGAGTAATATCAATATGGTTGATATTAAACAGAGAATAGCAAGGGGAACAATCACCCTGCCACCAATATTTAGATTCTCCATGCTTTACAGCATGAGCATGACGATATTTAACACCAACAAGACGACCATTAATATCCTTTAGTTTAAATTGAACGTCACCTTTTTTAGTCTGCCCAATATCAAAGAACTTAATGGTTTCTTCTGTGAATCCACGCTTCTTTAGATAAGCAATAGCGTTAGAATTGTCTTCAACAGAATCATCAACAGGAAATTTATAATTCTCTAGGCTTTCACGCTCATCATAACCAAAACCACGCTTGAAATCAAATTCAATATGGCAACGGTCAAACAGACGCTTTAGAGCTTGTGCGTAAGTTTCATCATAGGCATACATATATGCGTTGATGACACTATAATTACCACCATTGCTAAAATCGTGGTAACAAAGGTCTTTTTTGTTCCAAATAAAACTAGGGTTAGAATCGCTTGAGAACGGAGAGGAACCAGTCAGTTTTTCTTCGTCAAAATTACGAAGATTCATTAGCTTCGCAATCTCGATAGCCTGTTCTTCGTTCCCAAGCATTTGTTCTGCTTCTTTAATTTTATCGAGCAAATCTGCCATATTTAAACCCTTTCTTTTTATTGGTGACTTACACAGAGTCCACAGCTATCTTTATAGCCGCAAAGATTTCTTCCATAGAAGTCATTCTTGTAATCCAAAAGTTCTGAATACTTCTTGTGTCCATCACCAAACCGTAATTTCTTCGTATCTGTATTATAGCACGGATTTTCAATTTTTACAATAGGGTCTTCAAGCTCTACGCAAAAATTATTTATTTCTTCGACCTTGAAATTATCCCAGTTTACAGAAAGGATGGCATCAATAGTACGTTTCGCCCAGTCCATAGCCATGCGATATTCTTTCTTATCAAAAGGAATAACTACCAATTCACCCTTGCGGAACATATTAAAATAAAGGGTTTTAGGCCATTCACCATACTTCTCGTGAACTGCATAAGCATATAGATATAACTGTTTTGCATAATCTGCGAGTTCTTCTTTTGACTTAAATTTAGACTTAGATTTATGGTCAATAATAATTAATCTACCACTCTTTTTACTTCTAGCAATAAGGTCAACTTTGCCATTAAACAGAGCGTAATCAGTAATAGGAATTTCAAACTCATATTCCGATTCAAGAATTTCCCAATTTGAATATCCTTCAAAATTGGTAAAATAATTCTCGCCATCTGCGTAATAATAAGGATATAGGTCTTTTGAAAATGTATCAGACATCTTTACGACAAAGCTAGACGGGACTTCTGTTTGAAAGTTATCCTGATAATAAGATAACATCTCCCAAATTTCAAGCTGTCCTTTCTCATACATTTCAAGAATCTTATGGCAGAATGTTCCAAACTCGCTTAGACCACTTTTATCATTTTTCTTTTCATGCAAAACGTAGTTTTTATAATAACAAATTGGACACTCGCCAAAATTCTTTAGTTTAGAAAATGAGAAAGTTGGCAGTTTCTTTTGCTTCTCTTCTTCCATACTTTCCCTCCTTTAATATAAAATAGCCACCACCATATCGGTGGTGGCTAAAACCATCAATTATTTTTGGTTAAATTTTACTTAGAAAGGAAGGTCATCGGACGCAGTAGGGGCGCTATCAACAGGAGCAGACTTAGCATTGGTGGTAGAACCCTTGTCCGTATTAGGATTGGCAGACATAAACTCCCAGCGGTTTACAATCTGGCTAACACGAGTAATCTTAGTGTCCTTACCATCGCCCTCAGTAGTAGAAGAAGACATATAGGCATCGACAAGAATGGGCTGACCCTTCTTAAAGAACTTGCAAATGCTTTCTGCGGTCTGACCAAAAGCGGTAAAAGGAATAAAAATAGCCTTAGACTTACCGTCCTTTAGGTGAACATCCTGTGCAAGAGTAAAGAAAGTATACTTATTACCATTAGTCTCCTTTAGTTCAGGGTCGGCAACAAAACGACCAGAAAAATGCAGAGTATTCATAGATTTAATCTCCTTTATAATGTTAAATATATTATATATCAAACTCGACTAAAAGTCAAGTATTATTAGTTGTTCTTAGCTTCCAGTTCAGCCAGAATATTCTTAGCAACACCAATATCAGTAATAGAGTTGTAGTTGGCGCTAGTATGGTACTTCTTGATAATACCCACAAGGTCGGTCTTAGATAGCTTATCAGCACCAACTAGAGCCTGTGCAAGACTACCAATCTTATTAATAGTATCAGTTAGTTCAGAAGTTTCACTAACAGAGCCAGAACCATCATAATCAGGAGCCTGAGCAAAGGTCTTTGCAGAAGTAGCTTCTACATCAGAACTATTAGCCCACTTGATAATCTTCTTACCAAAGTCCTCAGACAGAATGGTATAACCCTCATTTTCAAAGATATGAGTGTTATCCTTTTCACACTTAGCCATGTGAGAGGTTACATCAATGTTGAAAGTAGTAGTGAAGTAATACTCGAAACCGTCACGCTGCTTTGCACCGACACCCAGCTTCTTAACAGCAGTACGACCACGCTCGTCCTTATCAACTTCATACTGGTCTTTACCCTTCATAGTAGCAATAATATGAATATTGCTATACTGCATGGTATCAATGAATTTATCATGACGAGGCGTAATAAGTTTCCAGTCCTGATAACGACCACCAGCCTGCTGCTGTAGTTCAAGACATCCGCCCTTACCTTCCCATTCGGCAGAAGAGCTATCAATGATTAGAATAGAATATTTTTCTGCAACTGCATAATTAATCAGTTCTGTAAACTGTTCAGGCTGATAAGGAGGAACAAGGTCAACAATATCATAATCAAACTCATTTGCATAATAGCGACCACGAGAACCTTCTGTATTAGCAAACAGAATACGACCGTTCGTATCGTCAAGAGTATTAGTCTTTTTCATCTCTTCAAGCATACCAGTCGCAAGACGTAGTGCGCTATAGCTCTTACCAGAACCACTAGGCCCCATCAGAGCAATCTTAACAGCAATCTTCTCACGAACAGCCTTTTGAACCTTAAAGTTGAATACCATTATATAATTCTCCTTGTTAAATTAGTTGTTATTGCTCTTAACAAAATTCTCACGACGCTTCTTGCAATTAGCGCAATGACAAGGGAACGTACCATGAGCATTAAACCATTCTGCCATCTTTGCTTCCTTTACAGGGAATACACCACCACAATCAACACAGGTATAGTACAGAATCTTTTCAGGCTTATGCTTTACCTTGTCTTCTACAGGTTCAATCATATTGATATGCTTCTCTTCCATTTTTATTCTCCTTTATTAGTTATTGTTAAAATGCTTCTCAACAAAATAGTCGTAAGCACACTTCATATCTTCAATCTTGCCACACATATCATCTGCGATACGCTCTTCCTTATCGGCAATATCCATCAGATTCTTGGCAATTGCACGAAGATTCTTTGCCATAGTCATGTGCTGACCGATACGGTCATCAGTGGAAAGAATATCAAACTTCTTCTTTGCAAGAGCCTTGCCAAATTCTGCATCATACTCGTCATTATCACGAGGACGAACGTGACAAGTAATGCGCTTACCCGGAACTTCAAACTCTCCAATCTTCGTGTGAACAACCAGACGTTCAGTAGAACCATCAGCAACCGTAGTCGTGTTAAAAATCTTCGTAATCATTTTGTTTCTCCTTAGTTTTTTTGTAAATAAAAGACGTTTTTTAAAACCAGTCGGGATTGGTTTCTATATAATATTATACTCAGAAAAAATCGTTTGTCAAGAGTTATTTGTAATTATTTTTGATAAATTTTCCGGCTCAAGAAAGTTATATGCTGTATATCTACATAAACATAACTTCTGCTTCTCAGAGACATACCCATGAGCGTCATAGTATGACACAATATTTCTGCATAGCTTCCGATAATCTGTTTCTGGCTTATTTTTAGAGTTAATCATATCGTTAATTTGATATACGGTAAACTCCTTATATAACCTATCAATAACTTCTTGTCTCGGTAGACGCACAGGTTTCTGTACATCAAATAACATCTTCAAACCCATGCGACATCACCATTACTTTCTAGTTTTGTGTTCGTTCATACACATAATAAGGAAATCATAAACATCATTCCAGTCATTAATTTCTGGATGAGAACCGTCAGCAAGAGTAATACAATCAGGTTTGTAATCACGCAAATAATTCATCTCATAGCATAGATAACCAAGCCAGTCGTCGTCTAGGTCATCGAATTGCTCCTGAATAACATACATAATTGCACCTTCAAGGTTACAACTCATAATTACAGAATCATCGCCAAAGTCACGAAATACCTTATTGATAGCATTTTCAAAATCATCATGCTTTGCAAGCGCCTTCATAATCTTCACAAACGCCTTACGACTAATCATTACCATTCACCCCAATCATCCTTTTCGTCAAATAAGCAATACAGTACAGCTGAAAATATAAAAACACCAATAAGAAACTCCATAAGTTCACCTCTTTCCAAAAATAATATCCATTACAATAATCGCCACAAAACACATAAATAAACAATGCATACAGATTCTCCTTTTTGTTTTATCTATAAGTATTATAGCACATCATGTAGTCAATGTCAATACCTTATCCCAACATTTTTTCAATTTCATAAATTTCATTTTCTACGCTCTTAATCCTCATTTCATAATAATTTCTCTTTTTACTGTCACATCTTTCACTAACCTTAATTAGCTGTTCAAGCTCACCGCTTCTGTTTTCCAGTTCTTCAAGCAAAAAATTATTATATTCTTCTTGTTCAAATAAATTTTTATACTTCTTATATAAAATATGAATCTCTCGGCTTGGTCTGCAATATGTTTTTCTCTTGCCACTATTACCCTCTCCACACCCATACATACATAATGCTCTTTCTATATTTCCATCACTCTTTTCCAAATAATACCTCAACATTTTTACCCCACATCTAACATTAGTTTTTTCATTATACAGCTCATCTTTACCCACACCTAAAAATTTAAGCACATCTTTACTTGTACTTATTTGCATCAGTCCCCTATATTTCTCTCCCACACTTCCCTGAAATCTACTCTCATGTTCTATCACAGCCACCA